GATGATGCAGAAATTGGAGATACAATCATTACTTATTGCGTATATAACCCATATAGCAATTATGATGATGACGTTATAGAACGTTGGGACTTTATACAGTAGAAGGTGGAAAGCATGAAAGAAGTTAAGTATACATATCACCATACCGCAAGCGACAGGGGATATATTCCTGTCGGGAAAGAAATCAAAGAACCGTATAAGGGCAGATACGGAAGAGGTTACGTTATAAAGCGTAATAACCCACGCTCAAGTCGTTATTATCTGAAAGACTATTATATCAGAGAGGTGGTGGAACGTTAATGGAAATTAATATCTATGCAGGTGGAAAAGTTATCAATGTAGAGAACAGCGGAAATAGTTACAATTTGACCACTGTTAAAGTGAGTTTAACAGCGTTATAGAGGCATTAAAGAATAGATAAAGAAAGGAATTTAAACATATGAGCAAAGTACATACAACATGGACAGAAGCAACAACAAACGTAAATAAGGCTATGATAATGTTATTATCATGTCTTGATAGTGGAAAAAATGCATGGATTGAACTTAGAAAAAATGGAGATCAAGCATATCCTATTAGAATGAAAAATCCGGCGTTAGACAATCCTTTTAATTGGGAAATGTCATATAGTACACCACGGAACGAAAAAGAGATGATGAATTATAAATATTTTAATGATACGGAAAAAGATTTAACATACAATTGGATTGCTTGTTTTGGTAAAGAAGAAGCAATTAAAAAATATCAAAATAGTAGAATAATTACAAAAGAGCTTTTTGTTGGTTATGGTATTTGTCATCCAGTAAGAATCGAAGATGCTAACTTTTATAGAAAAAATATAATTGGTGACAATTACAACTATAATTATTGGACAACATATTGGAAACCCCGTAAGAATATACCGTACTGGATTGTTGATGACAATGTTGGCGATGTATTTACAATTTGTTTTAATGATGAAGTAGTCGACAAATCAAAAACAATTAAGAAAACAGCTCAATTTATGATGGAATATGCGGATAAAATTTCAAGATAAAAGTACAATTTCATGGAGGAAAATAATATGTTTATCATTAAAGATAAGAAAAAGAAAACTATTACATACGACGGAGGCAAAGCAGATGCGTATAAAAAAGTTGTGTATGGATGTTATTCAGCAGAAGCAGATGCGTATAAAAAAGTTGTGTATGGATGTTATTCAGCAGAAGCAGATGCAACTTTTATTATGTCGGATATAATCGAAAAGAAAACAAATCTTTGTATTAGCACAGAAGTAACAGGCTTTTATTTTGGTGAACCTGAATTTGAATACACGGAAAAGTACAATGGAAAGCTGAAAGCGGAATTTTAGGAGGTGAAGCATGTATAAACAGTATGAGAAACCAAACACATTAAAAGAAGCACTTACAAATTTAAAACGTGAATATAAACTTGCATTGGAAAATAATGCAGATGATGAAACATTGATCAGTTTACATGATAACATTGAAGATTTAAAAGAACGCTTAAATTTTGCATATCAGGATATGGAGGAATGAAAGATGTATATACTCGATCATATTACACAAGAAAATGGTAAATGGTTTGCAGAAATCAAAAATGAAGAAACCACTAAAAGAGAACACACAGGAAATATATGGGGATGGGATGGAATGAGTTACAGTTCTTTAAAATGTATCTTAGAAGAATATTATAATATTAAAATTCCAACAATTAAAGAGTTAACACTTATTAAAAAAACAAGTAATAGGAAAATATATATAACAGGTTGAAATTCACATTTCAGACAGGAGGTAAACTGGTATGGATAAGTTTGTAGAATTAAAAATTTGTAACTATATTGATGATACTTTGGATGTAGAAAGAGAAGTAAGATTTAAAATTACAAAAGAATGTTTACAAGATTATTTAATAGAAACAGAAGACGGCAGAACAATTAATAAATTTTTGGAAACATACAATAGTGATGAATCAAGTATTATTTATGAATATGCGAGTGATGATGGGAGAATTTTATCAGAAGAAATTACATATTGTGATGATTTTAATGAACAGTACAAAGATTTTATTAGAAGAACACAAATGTTTAATCCTGATATGACTCCAGAAGAAATAGCAACAAAAGAAGATTATTATTGGCAATGTTGGAAAGTTCATTAAACCACAAGGGAGGAAATAAACATGAATAGTTCAGAATTAGCAAGAAAGATTATCGACTGTCTTTCCGATGGCTATGACGATGAAGAAAACAGAGAAGAAGCGGAAACAGAACTATACAATGAGTTATCACAACTTAACGGAAATAGTGTGGTGAAAGCTGCTCTTTTAAGATTGTGCGAAACAATAGAAGAATTAATAGAATGAACAGGAGAAAAGAAAAATGGAATGGATCAACAAATTTAATGAAATGTTAGAAGAAAATCCGTATACAAACGGAAACAGAGTAACAGTGACATATTCAGAAGAATCGGAAAGCGTGTTTGTTACCGTAAACGGAAAGACTTCTATTGTTATGTGGGAAGGTTTAACAGAATATGGTTTGATGATGAAGATCATGAGAACAATTGACCGCTTATACAACAATGTTTGACCGTTGATAGGCATACGGAAAATAGTTCTGTATGCCGATTGAACGGTCAAACAGAACACTATATAATAAGGAAGGAATTGATAACATGAAATTAATTGCAATGACAAATAAGGGAACGGAGTATCTACATTCAAAAACATATGCTTTCTTTGCTTCGGATAGAAGCGCAAAGAAAATTTGCGACATCTTAAATAAGAACAGATGGAAATGTAACACTGAATTGGAATTATGGCACGTTTACGATTATGATTTTACACAAGACAATTATGTATATGGAAAATTTACTATATATAATGGTGTTGTGAAATTAAAAGCATTGTAATATAATCAATAATATAAACAGGTCAAAACGTGATGGAGGGTTGATACTATGACAAATTATGAAAAAGCAATGGAATTATTAAAACAGGAAAGAGCAGAAAAGCATAGAACATTTGACGATACAGGAATTATCTGTATCACAAAAGTAAATCATGATCATTTATGGGCTTGTGTACGTCCAGATGATACAGTAGAACTCATATGGGATTCTACACATCAGAGTTATGATGGGAAAATTTCTGATGATTTAACAAAAATCACATGGAATGTGAAAGAAGTTGAGATATTGTAAAGGGGGATAGCACATGGATATAGTAATAAAAAAAGGAACGGAAGAGAAAGTCTTTTGGGATTTTGGAGATGGTGAGTATCGAGATATTACAGAGGGTTTAGGAACTATTTACAATGCAGAAGAATTTAATAAATTGTATGACGATCTTATTGCAGATGGATGGGAAGAACAGGATTATAGAATTGTAAAATCAGCATGCTAGAATGATTAAAAATAGAAAAGAAAGTGTTTTCTATGGAATGTGAGAATAGGAGGAAATAAGAATGAGATATTCAGTGGACATTGAAAGGAGTGTAAACTCACTTGCGTATTGTTTGAATAAAGTAAATAACGGAGTAAATAACATTGATGAATGGACAGTGACAATTAATGCAGGAGGAATTGATTACGGTATTTATTTTAATTTTGATATAGATAATAAAATATTAGAAATTTCTAATCAATCAACATACAATGAAGAAATGTATCTGGATGATATTATAGATGTCATTAATGAAAGATATGATGAAGAATAGAATAATAGAGAATACTAAAAAGGAGACTAAATTGAATTAGTTTCCTTTTTTAGTGGAAAATTTTGGAGGTATAAGAATGACTAACAGAGAATGGCTAGAACTGATTGAACAGAATAAAGAAAGAATCATCCATAAAGGAATTGAAGCGTATAAATCAGCTTTAGAGAATAAAAATTTACGCTACATTGTAGAAATTTCAGAAGATGGAATTATAACAATGTGGTATGACGTAGCTGGTGGAAATAGTTTCCATATGTCTACATACAATGGAAAATCAATAGAATTGTTACATTTCTGTATGCAGAATTGGATTGACGATCCTATTCCAGATGATGACATAGAACAGAAATTACAGGAACGTGATTTATACAATCGTTACCTTAAAGAAAGAGAATCGCAAGAAGTAGAGGACTGGGAAACAGCGGAAACTGTTATCATTAATAGTATAGATACAAAACTACAGAATGTTCTTGAAGAATGTAGACAGGAAAGAAAACAATTTCTTGTTGACGAATACGCAAGAACAGAAGCAGAGAATCAGTTGGAAAATTTAAAGAACGTATTAGACAGTTTTAAATGTAAGTGATGGAGGATAAGAATATGATTGAAACAGATAGCTTTTATTTCGGATTTACAGACAATATCAAAGAACCACGTAAAACAAAAGTGGAAAACTTATTTGACAAATTAATTAGATATGATGGAAAAATATATAATATGGTAGATTATCTTTGCTTAAAGCTTTTAGAAGGTTACTATCTGGAAAAAGTAGAGAACTATACATACTATAAGCGTAATGGCGAATTGACCAAACCGAAAACATTATATAAGTTTGTCAACAAGAATGAAAAGACTTATATAGAATTGAAAAAGACAGAATATGGTTTTGTTGAATACCTTATCAATAACGGACTTGATACAGAACAAGCTATGAAAAAAGCTATTGCAGACCATAAAGTATATATGGAAGAACAGAAACGTTTACAGGAAGAAAATGAACGTGCTGCGTTGGGAAAAGTAGAACAGGAACGGAAAGAAATAGAACGTGTTAAGACTTTACTTGCAGAAGATATGGAACGTTTACCAGAAATGGAAACTAAAATTATTGATGATATTTTTCTTGATGTATATGGCATGGAAAAGAAATGGAATTATAATTTATTGCCATTAATCCATTATTATGATATTCCATATTGTAAGAACCAGATTAAAGAACGTTTACATAATGGAAATAAAGCAAGCATTAAAATCTTTGAGTGTGTAACAGGCTTGAAACTTCCTAAAGGTTATAAGGAAAGAATGGCATATCTGGAAAATATTACGAGTTCAGATTTTAAAGAACCTGTTGAGTATAATCCACGTAAGAAAGCAGAACACAAAGAAAAAGACATCCAGGAAGTTTACATTGTATTTCATAATAAAGATCATTCTGCATGGAGAAAAGTTATTGCAGAATGTTTTACTAAATATGGAATAGATTTCTTTATATTACGTGATAATGACGAATGGAAAATATCTGTTAAAAGAGTTGGTTTGCTGATAGCAAAAGGGAAAACACGTTCAGAAGCTATGGAAAATTTAAAAGTAAACATTGACAATATGGGAAATGCAGAACAGATGATTGAGAATGCAAGAAAGACTATTGAAAAATCTGCTGGTGTAAATCCTTTATATAAGGAATGATAGGAAATAATATATAAAGAACGTTATGGAGGAAATAGTTATGTCAAATTGTTGGTATTGTAATACAACTAATAATAGAGTGCCTATTGGGAAATATACATATCATGGAAAGAAAAATGGAAAACGTGTACAGAAAACCATCCCTATATGTCTTTGTTGTAGTGCTATGATTTCCAGTGATGATATTTTAGAACAAGTTAGAGATACATACGGATGGGATGAACCAGATGAAGACTAACAGATGAAATGTATCTTTTATAGCCTTGTAGAGAATAAATCTATAAGGCTAATTTTATACTTAGAACAGGATTAAAGGAGAAGATTAAAATGTACGAGTTAGGTTATTGTTTGGGAATTGGACTTACAATACTTATTATAGTAGCAATACTGAGTTGATGGAGGATATACATATGCAGAATTTAGCAAGCTTCATAGAGTATACAGATGGAAATAAACAGAATACACACGTTTTTATGAGAATGCAGATGGATAACGGAAAAATAGAAGAGATTGATCTGTTTGCGAATGATAAAGTAAGAAAATACAAAACACGCCTGGATGATAGTATAAGAGAAGGCGGAAAAGGTTCAGTTGCTAAAAAGAAAATGAGGATAGAATTGATAAACGCATTTGAAGCATTATTGAAAGCATCAGGATTACATATAGCATGATTCGTTTGTAGTTAGTAGTTGCTAGAATGGAAATTTTAGTAACTATGATAGTGCTTATGAACATAAAAATAATGAAAATAGATGTTGACAAGTACCTGTTAAAATGATAATATAATAGACGTAAGGAGGAAATCCAATGGCGAAACCTAAGCAGAATGGAATAAGAAAGTCTGTTTATATTTCAAAAGAATTGGAGGAATCATTGGAAAGAGAAGCACAAGAAAAGGGGACAAATTTTTCTAATCTCATAAGAATGATTCTTGTAGAACGGGAGAAAGATAAGCAGAAATAGAAATGGTGGTTCACAGCCTGAGAAACTAGAAACCACCATTAACCGCCATCAGCATGGAAAACCATTAACTGATTGACTTATCTATTATATATCATTTCAACACGATTAGTCAATCAGAAAATTTCCAATATTTTACAAATGCACATTGAGAACTAAATAATATGCAAGTACAGGAGGAATCAATTATGGTAGAAACAAAGAAAATTCCATTTGAAGGTAGTGAACTGTTAGGAATCAAAGATGATTCTGGAAAATTATGGTTGGCAATCAGAAATGTTTGTTATGACTTAGGGTTTTCGGATGGTCAGACTAGGAGACAGGTTGAAAATGCAAGAAAAGATATCGTGCTTTCAAAAGGAATCGCAATTTTGCGTTACCCTTCCAAAGGTGGAGAACAGGAAACATTATGTGTCGTTGAAGATTATGTTACACTATGGCTTGCTAAAATTTCTCTTACTCCTACTATGAGAAGGAATAATCCAGAAGGTGTACAAAAACTTGTTTTATATCAGTTAAAAGCTGCTAAAACACTTCACGAGGCATTTTTCGGAACAGAAGAACAGAAACAAGAATTTTTTAATGATTTAGGACTTACAGGACGTATTGAAGGAATGCAAGTTCAAATTAACGCAATGGAAGATCTTCTCGGAGAACAGACAGAAATGCTCAACAAGATGGTGGAAAATATGACGTTATCCACTAGACAGCAACAGAAGTTATATAAAGCAGCGAAAGACAGAATCGATAAACTTCTGGATGGAGCGCATGGGACTAAATACAAATGCTATTCCAAAAGCTATTTTATCAATATGTGGAATGAATTAAAGGAAAGGTTTGGATGTAGTTCTTATAAGGATTTAAACCCTATGTATTACAATGAAGCGTTTGACTTTATCGCAGAATGGGAATATACAGAACGATAATATTACATACTTACAGGTGGTACTTGATATAGAGTGCCACCTGTTTTAATTAACAGAGAATTAACAGATGAAAGAGATATTTCAAATTGAAGAACTGAGGGAAATGTTATGTTAAATATAGAAGGATTATACGGATATAGAATTGAACATTTAGCAATCGGGATTGTTAAAGCTAAATCATACGATGATGCAAGAGAGAAAGTTAAAACAGCATATTTAAAACATTCCAATGAATATAATCCAGAATGTGATTTTATTGAATTAAAGGAAATTTCTGAGAACGATACATGGTTTAGTGATAATCCAGATGTGATTGAGATTGATGATTTAGTGTAATAGATTGAAACAAGAGTTTCAGGAGGAAAATTAAATGAAAATATATATATTAGAAGAATACAACACAGGGCGCACTGCTTGTATATCAGAAGATATTAACATGATAAGAAAGAAAATGTGTGACAAAACTTATTTTGATCCACAATATAATGATTACCCAATTTTAACAATATGGGAAAATGGAGATAGCATTGAGAAAATAGAAGGCGGTAATGTATTGAAGAAAATTGCAGAAGAAATTAACAAATTATAATATAAAAGAAGAATTGGAGGAAATTATGAGAAGTATTTCGAGTGCGATAATCAGTTTGGCTTGTTGGTATATACTTACAAATTATAATGACGAAAGAGATGGTGAGAGAGTATTTTTAGCTTTGATGTCATTTGTAATGTTAGTAGTAGCAATTATATTGATGATTTTAGGATTTTAATGAAATGATGATTTTAAGAAAGGAATAATAAATATGACAGCAAAAGAATTAAAGAAAAAATTAATCGAAGGATATAGACTTAAAGATTTATTTCATTTTTCGGATGGACAGGACTGTATTATATATAAAAGTGATTTTGAAATAACTGATGATATTATTTATATTCCAGATATTGATTTGAATGAAATTAATATAGATACAAAATTAAATAAGGAAGAAATTAAAAATGTTCTTCATAGTTGTTATACGGGAAATGATTTTGTAGAAGAATGTAATGGACACAAAGATGTAGCAGAAGAATTATTTGAATTTGTTGATTGGCAACATCCTAATATTATGGATATGTTAGAGACTTACGGGGAAAATGAATTCGAAGAAAAATATGGATTTTCAATAGAAGAATTAGAATAGATTTTTGATCGAAAGGAGATTGTTATATGTTAGTTAAAAGAGAAAGATTTTACATTAAAAAAGTTAAGCAATCTGGTTATTATACAAAAGTTGGTGAACAATATATAAAGCAAACTTCATTTTGGTTATTTGGGATTATTCCACTTTACATTAAAAATGAAGTTCAAAAAGGAAATTACGAATCATAAAGTAATATTTATAAAACTAATTAATTTGCAGAAAGGAACAGGGAATACATATGCAATTTTATCCAACAAATGAATATAGAGAAGTTACTTTACAAGCCGGTCTTAATTCTGTCCAATTAGGAAATACAGATAAATTATTTTCTGATGGATTAGAAGAAGATGAATATATTTATTTTGATGATAGTAAAGGATTTTGTTATGAATATGGATGTGTTATTGGTGGAACGTACGATAAAACATTAAATGTATTACATTCACTTAAATGGTGTTTTAATCATAAGTTTTATGTAAAAATAACAAAAGTCGAAAAACAGAAAGAAGAAGCCATACAGTTATGTAATATTGTTGAACATATAATTAATTTATTAGAATCTGATGATAAACGTTATTCATTTGAAGGTGGTACAGGTCATTCAATAAGAATTTATGATAAGGAAACAGATATTGGGTATGTAGGACATTTTGAGCCAATTAAATACGATGCAGATGGAAACGCAACTAATTTGTAGGAGGAAATATTTATGTTGAAAGAATGCACGATTCTTACATTCAACGAAACAGAAAAGTTAAGAAATGATCTTGATAGAATTATCGAAGATTTAACAAAAGTGGTAAACGATGATTGTGATAGCGTAAGTTTACAAACAATATGTGATTATGCGGTTAATGATTTAAGGAAAATTAGAATGCAATTCACTTAATATGAGGATCAGGAGGAAAATATTATGGACAATAACGGGAAAATCAAATTGGAACTTACACCAAAGGAAATAAGTATTTTATCAAATGGTTTGATTTGTTTAATTGACAATGTTTACAGAGCAGAAAAATTAACATATGAAACATCTGTAATTAAAGCATTAGATGAGTAGATGAGTCAGCGGAAATATATCAGAGACTTAATCAGAAAATTTGTGATTCAGTATCAAGAATGGAATGAGAACATGATTAATTGTTATGTGTGCGGACAGAAAAGTAGAAAACAGTATTTTGATTTTGTTAATGGGAAATTTGTGTTAGTGGATAGATGTTTTAATCCTTTTTGCAAATCATACAACAAATTCATAAATGATGGGAGAACTATATGGAAGCAAAAGAATTAACGTTACAGAATATAATTGATAAGAATGTAGAAGCATTATGGAAAGAATTTCAGAGTATTCCTGTAGATCGTAATGGAAATCTTAAAGCTGCATGGTATGCATTTCCAAAAGGAACTAATAAGAATGCTGTATATGATTGGTTCAATCGTCACTATAGTAAGGGATTATCATATCTTATGGAAGAGGTGAAGAAAGAATGAAAGGAACAAATAAATATGTAGAACATTGGGATAAAGACAAGCGTGATTCTGGAAACTGTTTTCGTAATTATAATGGAAATTATACAGAAAGAGAAGAAAATATGGAAAATTTTAACTTTGATGTGTGGTTGAGAGAAATGTTGCATAAATAGGAGAAAATTTATGGAAGTTTATAAAGTGAAATTAATTATAGACACTGGCTATGAAATATTTTGTAAAATTTGTATTTTATATGCTCAAAATAAAGAAGATGCAAAAGAAAAAGCTTATAAATATATCAATAATCATTTACACGGCGAAACTTTTGCAGATGTAAAAAATGTAACAGAAATACACATAAACGAAAATGGAGTTATTTATCAAAACTGTTTTAGAGAATAATGAAAATCGTATTTTATTGAAAGCTAGAGCTAAGAGGTAGTGTATGGGAAGAAGAGAATGGACAAAAGATGAAGAAACTTATATGTATAGAAGGTATTTGAATCAATCAGTTGAAACTACGGCAAAATTTTTGAACAGAAGTGTATCATCTGTTAAACATAAGGCGAGGAAATTAGGTCTTAATCATTACTGCGGAGAATGCCTTGCTGCTAAAACAATAGCAAAAGCATTCAATTGTGACATATCTGTTGTGATCAGATGGATTGAAAAGTTAAAACTTCCATGTAAGAAGTTTAAAGTTTCCAATTCGACACGATATCTGATTGATCCTGATAACTTTTGGGAATGGGCGAAAAATCATAAAACAGAAATCAACTGGCGTAAATATGAAGCTGGTTCTATATTACCAGAGCCAGATTGGATGTGTAGTATAAAAAATTCGTACATACCAGAAAGGCATAGAAACAAGATCACACCAGAAGAACGAAGAAGAATTAAAGTTCTTATGAAACAGAATAAGGGTAATGTGGAAATCGCAAAAGAGATTGGAAGAACATATTATGCGACTGTTCATATTACAAGTAACATTTATAAATAAGATTGGGGAAATGAGATGTATACTTTAGGATGTATAATCGCATATGTAGGAATTGCAGTATTCATTATTGCGCTGTTGAGTTAATATAATTGGAGAATAAAAATTATGAATGACAAATATTTTAAGAATAGAATTGAGAACAGTCCATTAGGAAGTGCAGGATTGGAATTATTAAATGCACAAGAGAAATTAATTTCACAAGAATACGAAATAGAATTATTGAGAATTATTGCAGCTCAATATAAAGCGTTTTCTTTCATAATTGGGATTTGGGAGAGAAATTACAAAAACAACGAGAAGAGAATGAAGATGCAGTTGTTGGAGAATTTGATGGTCATTGTTATGCAAGTTGGAGAGCGAATGCAATATTTAGAACGCTTGAAGATATGTATAATGAAGGATTAATTACAGAATCAGAATACAGAGAGTGTAAGTCAATTTGAAACGAGAATTTCATGGAGGAAAATAAAATGAAACTTGGAGATATTTATGTAAACAAAAAAGATAAGTCAATTATTCAAATTGATAGTTACGCTACACATATGGGAAATTTCCCAGAGAAAAGCATTGTTGTTTTTAGACAAATGGAAAAACATAATGAATTATTTGGTAGTCTTCCTAGTTTTAATGGATATGGATCACGAGAAGAAATTGAAGAAGAATATGAATTATTAGTTCCGCAAGAAAAATTACAGAATTATTCTGATTGGGATGAAATTTTTGATATGATTGAAAAGAGTAGATGAAAACCAGTTTTCAAAGGGAGTGAGATAATGATTACATTAAAAGATTTAGTAACGGAACAACAGATTTCTGGCAGAACTGATATAGAAGTTATACAGAATTTCTTTCGATTAAATGATATGGAAGAAGATGGAATTGATTTGATAAGCGAATTGACAAAATCGAAAATTACTAAATTAAAGATGAAAACTTATTTGGCAAAAGAATGGATATGTATGCTTCCATCTAAATACTTATATGAAAAATATCCACTAGATGTAGCAGATAAATTACATCTTCTTGAATTGAATTATTTAGTGAATGGTGGAGAATTATCAGAAAAATTACTTCAATGGGCGAAAAATAACATTTCTAGCATCAAAGAACCAGATGTTTATTTTAGACCATTAATTGATTATTTAGAGGAAAGAAATATTAAATTTAAAAATTAGATATAAGAATCTTACAAACAACACGAATATTACATATGTATGGAGGTAAATATAATGGGGGTTAATAATAACAGATATATAAATATTTATTCTATGAAAATGGCAGGATATTTGCTGAAAGGATTTATACCAGAAGAATATCAGAAGAGCCATAAGGATTCGAAAAGAACTATATTCTTCTTTCTGGAAACTGGCGAATTATTGAGAGCTACGAGCGAATTTAATCGTTTGAAAAACTTTAACGGAAACGTAGTTAATATATGAAAGTATTCTTATCTCATGGACAATTTGTATATAATGTGGTAAAATAATAAGATGGTTTTAGTATAATTTGGAGGATAATATGCAGAAAACATATTTTGAAGGGGTAGAATTTGTAGTAATTGACAAAGTGGATGAGTATTATATTGATGCATTAAATAAAAATAATATACAATATAAAGAAAGAGATATTAATATTAACAAGTCATTTGTATCTTGGACAGAAATAGAATATGTTAATCATAAAACTGGGAAAACATTATATGCTTATGAATGTTGTCATTCAGAAGTTGATGGTTTTTATAGTAAAACATTTGTGTCTGAGCATAAATTCTCTGATAATGACATATATAAACTTGATAACACATTAAATGATCTTGAATACATAGAATATATTCCAGAATATAAACCATTTAAAGGTTTCGGGAAAGGATCATTTCCATTACTGCGGAATCTCGTTGGAAAATATGTAAATTACAATGGTGAAAGATATGAATTTTATGATGTTAAATTCTTTCCTGAAGGAGTATACGCAAATACATTTTACATGGATGATTGTGGAAATGAATATAAAGGATCAAAATTATTTATCATGCCACTTGGAATGATTGATAAAGAATATATATTTGTAATGCAAAGAGAAGGAAATATTCCGAAGATTATTAAGTATAATAAATTTATGGAGATTTTCGGAGAAAAGTAAATTACGGAAGGAGAAATATTATGGCATGGTATTATGGAACATATTCGTGTGGACATGAGGGCAGAGTGAATGTAGTTGGAAAGATGTCTGAAAGACAATGGAAGATAGATAGACATTTTGAAGGAATTTGTGAAAATTGCAAAGCTAAACAAATAGAAGAATCGAATAAAAAATCAATGGAAACTTCCAAAGAATACGAGTTTCCAGATTTGAAAGGCACAGAAAAGCAGATAGCATGGGCTAACACCATTAGACTTAATTTTTATGAAGAATGCGAAAAAAGAAATATTGATATTAATGATATAATAAATAATGAAGCAGAATCGAAATTTTGGATTGATAATAGAAATTGTTTAAATGGTAAGTTTGTTAAAGAATATCATAGTCAATATGAAAAGAAAAGAGTGAATGAGCTTTTAGTAAGTTTAGATAGTATAAAGCCTGACGAAATAAAACATAACGGAATTGTAGAAATTGTAAAAAATAATAATAGAATTGTATTACAATATGAAAAAAATAGTGATTTTATTGATCTGGTAAAAGCAAACAAGTATCAATGGGATGGAACATGGTATAGAAACCTAACAGAGACTATTGGAGATTTCTCTGATAGAGCTGCGGAAATTGGAAATAAATTATTAAAAAATGGATTTTGTATTTGTATTCACGATAAAGATATTCTTAAAAAAGCTGTTGACGGAAAATATAAACATGAATATACAAAATGGATATATTCAAGAAAAGATACAACCTTATTATCAATTAAATGGGAAGGCAAAAGTGATAAAATATATAAAGATGCGAGAAAAATAAAAACTTCAAAATGGGATTGGGACACTTCAAGCGTAATTGTAGATGTATCTCATTATAAAGAAGTGGAAGTTTTTGCAGAGAAAAATGGTTTTAGATTTACTAATGCAGCAAAAATAAAAATAGATGGTTATATTGAGCAATTAAATAATATTAAGGAGGTTGAAGTAAAATGACATCATATAGAGTAGGTCAGGTTATAGAAAATTTTAAAAATCATCATGAAGGTGTTCTTTTTGATATTGCTGATGATGGTGCAACATTAATAATATTTTTTGGAAATCCAACACAAGATGAAATTAATCAATTTAAAAGTGGAAATAAATTTGAAATAAGATTCTTAGAATTATATGGATTGATAATAATTACGGCGAAAATCGGAAATCTTAATTGGATGGACGCTCCATATTCGTCACATTTGAGCAAGAATTTGTCAGAATTAAGTTCAGTTGGAAAAAATCAAGGATTAGGACTGACAATTATGTTAGTGGATGCTGTAACAGGAGAAATTAAACATATGAGGTTAGTTGGATTATCAGAAAGATTTACAAAACAGTTATTTAAAGTAGTTTCAGAACAAAAATTAAAAGATTTTAATGTTATTGAATACAGAGAAGCACTTAATAAAATTTATTCATCTTATTCTACAAATCAAATTGTAAAAATGAGTAGAGATTATTGTAAGATTCAATAGATGAAAGAATAGTTTTATGGAGCGAAAATATGAATGAATGGATTATTGCAAGAATAAATTCTTTACAAGAAGATTTATCTAAGAAACAGGAATACTTCAAAATAAATATACAAAACATAGATTCTCCCACATATGAGGATAATACAATTAATGATTTGCTGGTAATGAAAAAGTTGAAAACGGAAATTGAGCAGCTTGAATTAATGTTACAGATGAATGAGATTTTTCACAGGGAAAATACATGAAAGATATAGAAGACAATGTTAAGAGGTAAAGAATATGAGATATTTTGAATGCGCTGCGGATAAAAGAGTATATACAGAAGATCAGTTAAAGACATTATTTGTCTTTAAAACTGCACATGGATATGATAAATCATTTGATGATTGGATTGATGAAGAATTAAGAAATGGATATTTAAGAATGCTTAGTCAGTCGGAGATTATTAATATGCATATACAGAAGTATAATAGAGGATAAGTGAAATTATGACAGTAGGAGATTTAAAAGCTGCACTTGAAAATTATGATGAAGATATGCCTGTTTGCATCGGAATGATACAGTCATTTGGAAGTAATTTTGCTACAGAGTTAGATGACATTGATGAATTTACAGTGAATGATTGGGAGTACGGAGAAGAAAAGAAAGTAGTATTAACTCAGGGAAGTCAAATTGGAATAGTAGATTATGAGTAGAATAGTTCCAAGATTGAATTTTGCTAGGAGGATAGAATAATGAGTAAAAATATAGATAAAAAGTTATTAGAAATCGGTTTTAAAAAGAAAATAAAAAACGAAAATTTATATGAATATGTTAGAGAAAATGAAGAATCTAAATATATTCATAAAGTTGATATTGCGAAGAAATTAATCTCTAATGAATATGTTTTATATTCTTATCAGACGGTTTCTGATAGAAATATTGTTGTTGGGCTTACCGTCAATGAAATGAAATTATTTTTAGAAAAAATGGAAGAAATTGAAAACATTAAATAAAGAAAAATAAAATGATAGAGGTATATTTACTACGAATAATGAAAATATTTTTTGAACTAAAACTAAAGAAGAATTACATAAACTGTATTCTGAATTTTTAAAAGTTGAAGAAACTGGAATGTTTGATATTGATTCAGAGATCGGTAAAATAAAAGAATTATATGAATAATGATTTGGATGTAATGCAACATGGATGATGCAGATTGAATTAACTTGTGCAATTTGTGATATATGGTATGAAGAATGTTAAAATAGTATTAAGTAGTTTGAAATTTAACTTTCAAACAAAAGGAAGATAAACATGTCAGAAATATTGAGTTTTGATGAATTTATCAGTAAACGTAATGAAGACGAACGCAGATGTTGAAAGTAATTTCGATATGGAAATTATATATCAGGAAGTAAGAGAGGTGGAATAATGGAAAGATTAACAGAAAGAGAAAGAAATATTGATGGTACGGGCATTGCAAAGGAAGAAATCACAGATGGATTATTAAAATCGTTTGCAGACAAAATTCTTACTAAGCTTGCTGAATATGAAGATTTAGAAGAACAGGGATTATTATTAAAACTACCGTGTAAAGTCGGAGATTCAGTTTTTATCATCAGCGGAGAAAATATTTGCGGGAGAAAAATAAAATCAATAAAAATTTTAAGCACAACAATTGAATTTTCAACATCTAGCATCATATTTTACAAAGAATCTTTTGGAGAAACAGTATTTTTAACAAGAGCAGAAGCAACGAAAAAGCTGAAGGAGTTAGAAAATGAATAATATATATCTAGTAAGCTGATATACTACGATGTCTATTATTGCCGAAATCTAATCATGGATCATGTAGGAAGTCTGGATCCGCAGAAGATCAATCAGGCAGTTACAGATTATAGGAAGTTCTGTGAGGACAACCATGTTTCAATCACCGATATGAAAGATTGCGGAATTGCTTGTCAGCTTGTATTGAAGGAAAAGATATTTGAAATAATGAGAGCTAATTAATAGGATGATAATGATGCATATTACACCAGGACAAAATAAGCATAACTGCCAGCTATGTAGAAAAAAAGAATGGCTTGGTAGATGCTTCGGAAAGAAGTACGGAAAAGATGTATCTGTTAATAATCAACCATGCAAGTGTTACGAATTTGGTGGAACACAAGAGAGATTAAAAAAGATTAAGAATAACATAAAATGACGGTTTTAAAGGAGTGATAGATATGTATAGAGTTATATATAAAGGACATAGTGGCGGTTATCAGATGAGTGATGAAATGACATTGAACGCTGCAAGAAAATTCAAAGATGATTGTTTGAAGATGAATTATCCAAAAGAAAATGTTCATATTATACAGATTGTAGAATAAGTTGAAAAATTGCTTTCATTGTAAAGGATGTGAATAATATGACGTATGAAGAAACACAAAAAATCAAACATTTACGAGAAGTGACTTCTGTTATGGTTGAGGAATTATCAAATGGAATTGAATGTACTAAAAATAGATTTGGAAACAGAACTATGGATGGCTGCAAAAATGTAACTTTTGAAAAAGTTGAATTGTCTAAAATTGATAATGATGTTTCTCATATAAGAAGAGAATATTATGGTAGAAATCTATGGGTAATGTTATAGTTCTAAGGAAGGTTAAAATATGGTTGGGGATTTTTCGATAAAATGTAAATATAGAGATGCTATATTAAATCAAATTAAAAAAGAAATTAATCCATCAGAAAATGACTTAATGTTGATGCGAGACAGATTAAGTAAGGCAACTTATGACGAGTTGGAAAGAACTTATGAAGCATTTGAGAGATTTGGTGTTAAGATTGTGATGGATTTGGTGAGAAGTTGAAAGATTGTTTTCATGAAAGGGGTATGTGGTTGGTAGAAAATAAAGATTGGAAGTGTTTAAGAAAGGGAGATCGAGTAAGAAAATATAAAAACAGACATGATCATACAACAGAATATATAGATGGAACTGTTATAAAAGGACTCCATTATTACTCAGATGGATTTGTTTATGTACAATGGGATGGTCAACAAATCATTGATATGTCAGTAAATAGTTATGATTTGGTCAAATTACAATAAAACATGCATTTCATAAAATTAGATCGGAGGAATTATGGTAATAGGTTTTGAAGAATTTCAAATTAATGAAAATAATTTGAAGGTAGAATTGGTTGATAAAATTCCAGACGGATATAAGTTTATTGATAAACAAAATGGTTATGGAATTTATAGAAAAGATGAACAAATAAAAGAAGATACTCATCATTATTATCTTGGAATAAAGGAAAATATACATGATAAGAAAACCGAAAATGCATAAATTAAAGATACAGTCAGAAGAATATGATTGTATTATCAGTGGTATAAAAAGTTACGTAATTACTCAAAATAATGATTATATGATTGGAGATATGATCTGCTTTTATAGTATACAACCTAATAAAGAAGCATGTTTTAAAATTACATCTATATCAAATAATTGTGTTGGAATCGTAAATGGATATTGTGTGATTGGATGGTGATAAGAATGACTGTTGAACAAGCTAACGGAAATTATAATCATATGTATGAGTTTAGGATTGGTAAATCCTGGTATCCTTGTCATTTACTACATGATTTTGTAGAAGACGGATATTGTTACTGTACGATTTTTACGAGGAATGGATCGGTAACAAGTGAACGATTACATGACGTTAGAAAGATGCGAAAAGAAGATTATTTACAAAACAGAAAAGAAGTTATTGAATGGATTGGAGGATTTGCTTATCATCATGGGGTTCATGAAAATTTAGATGATGATTTGAAACTTTTTGATTCAGTAGATGATTTGATGAAAAGTTAAAACAGACATTTCATGGAAAAAGTTATAAGTACTTATAGGACTTTTCAGTGGTAACGGACGTAAATCACCGTATAAATGCGGTGATATGCGGTTAAAACGGATAAATAATTACTTGCTACGTGAGCAGATTTCCTTTATAATAAGAAGAGATATGATGGGAGGCGGTTAAGATAACAGTATCAAAAGCAAAAAAAGAAGCCAATGAGCGTTATTTTAAAAAGGCATATGCACAAGTTAAACTGTCTATGCCAAAAGAAGAAGCTGCTACTCTTGCGACTTATTGTGAAGAAAAGGGATATACAAAAGCAGGTTTCATAAGGCAAGCTATTAAAGAAAAAATGGAAAGAGATAGTTAGAAATGAGACATCTTAATAGGTGTCTTATTTTTATACAAGAAATGCAATGGTACTATTGTATAAATATAACAAATAATAACTATGAATATTGGTACTAATGCCTATTGAAATACAATGGTACTAATGCTATAATATAATCAAGTTAAGAGAAAGGAGATACCAGAAATGAAGTTATATGATTATATTAAATTAAGAGAAAACGGAGCAGAGATTACGGTATGCGACAAAGAGTATGATATGGAGGTTTATTTCTATGCCGATAAACCAGACGATGACTGGAATAAGGCAATAGAAGATTTATCAAAGCTTCTTACTATTACAAAAATTATTAAAGATTCCGTTGAAGTTAATTTTTCTGAATTAATTGAATTAAAGATGGATAATATCAAGAAGGCAGATCTGTTTGGAAATTATGATATTGATGAAATTATGGAAAATCTTAACTATATCATTGCTGGAAACGTATCTGAAAAATGGATGTGCAAATTTGTAGAGGCGTTAAAGTAAAAAAATACCGGGGAATAATCCCCGGTGATAAGGAGAAAAATCAAATGACAAGTAAACATTATATGCACTTTAATCCGAATGATAAAGACAAAAAAGATGAACAAAGTGATTGTGTTATTCGTGCATTATGCAAGGTAATGAACAAAACATGGTTAGAAGTATTTGATGAATTGATTCCGATTGCAAGAGATATACAGTGTAATCCAAATAGCAAGCCATGTTGCAAGAGATACTTAGAGGAACATGGTTTTGAGTATGTAGGGATTAGTAATAAGAAAGGATCTAAACGTCCTACGGTAGAAAGCTTTACAAAAGAACATAAAGAAGGTACATACTTTTTAAGCGTGGCAAATCACGCAGTTGCATCAGTTGATGGAAATTTCTATGATAAATGGGACTCTGGTGATTGTTGCTTATACGGATATTGGAAGAAATAAAATAGTTAGGAGGTGGAATTATGCCAGCTTTAGCAATCCAACAGTCGTGTTATATCAATCAAAAACAGAAAGCAACGATATACAACTTCCCAAAACAGAAAACATTACGGCGTGGGAAGTCAACAGAGATGGAATGCTTGTATACTAAGGATGAAATTTTATCTGTATATAATGTGTTTAAAACAGATGTTGATAATGCAACTACTGTTAATAAAGAAAAGAACGCTATGAGAAATCTTACAATGTTCATATGTGCAATCAATATTGGATTGCGTGGTGGGGATTTTTGCAAACTCACATGGAAAGATGTATATGAAGATGGATGGAGAATTAAAAAGTCACAGAAGTTTGTTCCAGAAAAAACAGAGCGTAGAGATAGATGTGGAAATGTAATTAAAAGAAAATATGTCAAATTAAGATATGACAGTGACTTTAAAATGGCTATTCAGAATTGGCATAAGTGGTTAGAAGATCATAATGAAACTCCTGAGTTAACTGATTATATTTTTTCTTCTAATAAAGGTGAACATATTGGAGAAATGACATGGTATAGAACTGTTGAGAGGAATAGAATAAAAGCAGGTATTAAACAGTCTATTGGTACTCATGGACTTCGTAAGACTTTTGGACATAGTTATTATTTAGCAGCACCAGACAAACAACAGGCTCTGATACAGCTTATGACAATCTTCGGACATTCTGATATGCGTATTACTTTAAGATATATTTGTATCACTGATGAAGAAATATTTAAAAACCAGGAAAGAATGTGCATTTTCTCGAATGAAGAAGAAACACCAGAAGATTATTTATGTCCACAAGATGATTCAGATATGATAGAATAGGAGTAATTAATGAAACAAACAGAGAAGTATATTATAGAAAGATTTTGGAGGTATATAGATTATGGATAGCTTTATGAATAAACCAGTTGAGAAAGAATTTACATACTATGATATTGTGAATGCTTATAATAGAAGTGGTGACAAGAAAAATGTTGCCAAAAGATTCTGTATAAGTGTTGGAGAAGTGACTAAGATTGTAAAGAAGAAATAATAGAGGTGATAATATACAAAATGTAGAACGACATGTAATAAATAGAAATCATCAAATGTTTCAAATATGTGATGAGTTATGTTATTTATCAAAGAATATGTATAATCTTTGCAACTATACTATCCGTCAAGAATTTTTTAAAACTCAAAAAATTAAAAAATATGGGGACTTGAATAAAGAATTGAAAAGTACAGATGCATTTAAAGAGTTAGGATCAAATTCTGCTCAAATGGTTACAAAAATATTATGTAAATCGTGGAAATCATTTCTTGTAGCTGTAAAAGATTATACATTACATCCAGAAAAATATTTAGGAAAACCGAAAATTCCTGCTTATAAGAAGAAAGATGGAAGATTTACTTGTACATTAACTAACATGCAAACACATATTAAAGATGGATATTTATATTTTGCTTTTAAGAGAATGAAACCTTATAACAATTTGATTAAATCAAATGTAAAAGGACATCATTTATCAACAAGAATTATTCCTAAAGGTGGTTGTTATATTATTGAAATTGTTTATGAGGATGATGGAAACATTTACCAATTAAACAGTAATAGAATTGCTGCAATTGACTTGGGATTAAATAACTTTGTAACAATTGTAAATAACATAGGAGAATCTTCTATTGTTATAAATGGCAAAGGAATAAAATCTTATAATCAATATTGGAATAAGAAAATGTCGAGATTAAGAAGTATTGCCAAAACAGTAAACGATCTTAACTGGACAAAACAAATGCAAAAATTAACAGATAAAAGATATTTCAAGATGGAATACCTTATGCACTGTGCAAGTAAATATATTGTCAATTATTGTATAAAATACGATATTGGTACGATTGTTATAGGAAAGAACGATAAATGGAAACAAAATTCTGAAATGAATAAAGTTACTAATCAAAATTTTGTGTATATTCCATACGAAACATTTATCAATAAGCTTGAATATAAATGTGAAAGCGTTGGAATTAACTTGATTAAGACAGAAGAAAGCTATACATCAGGAACGAGTTTTCTTGATAATGAGTTACCAATAAAAGAAAATTATAATAAATCAAGACGTATTAAACGTGGATTATTTAAGAGTAATAACGGAGAATATATCAATGCGGATGTTAATGGTGCATTTCAAATTATGAGAAAAGTATTCTCAAATGTAACTACAAATGAGATAGTGGGTGCATATTCACACCCTGCAATTATAAATTTATAATTATAAACGTAGAATAATACGATGAATGACTGATTTTATGGAGGTGTGAATATGCTTAATATAGGTACTTTTTCTATTGGATTTCCAGATGGAAAGTTGTTTTTTGTGGGACACAAAGAAGATATTAATGAGCTTATCAATTATTATGATAACAGAGAACCTGGTGAGAAATTAGACATTTACGAAGTTATTTATATTGTAGTAAAAAATAATATGCGAATGTGCGTTATAGAAGAGGACGATCATCTTGGAATGTTAAAGAGAGTACCTATACTAAAAGAAAGACATTTATTGATATCTATGGATGCGTATATGGAGGCGTTATGTTTTTCAGATATAGGTAGAAAAGAAGTTAAAAAATTGTTACCAATTACAGATAAAGAAATAGATGAAATTATTAAAGTATCATTGTGGAATAAAATTTTATGATGACAGATTTGGAGGTATAATATATGGGACATGTTAATATTTTTGAAACTAAATCAAAAGAAGAACTGGTAAAATTGTATGGAGAATTTCTTAAAGTAGAGGAAATGGGATTCTTTGATTCAGATACAGATTTAGACAAGATTAGAAAGGCTTATAATGAAGACTTTGGATCAAATACAACATGGATGTTACAAATTGAATTAACTCATGCAATTGCTGATTTATGGTATAAAGAGAATAAATAAAGTATATTAAATAATGGAGAATATATGTATACAAGTTACATTAATTATGCTCCTAAAGGTAGTATTTATTTAGGACGATATAAAAAATTAAGTGATGCTTGGAAAGCGTGTGATGAAGCATTGGAACTTTTAAAGAATGTGGATGTTATTTATAGACCAATTATTATTGGAGAATGATGAAATTCGACTTTCATGGAGGTATTATGTTTGGTTCAAAAGTAGCAAGTACAAGAGAGATAATTGAAAAATTGCAAAAATATGAAAAGCAAAATGGAATTGGAGCAGTTAAAGGCATTGCTATAATTTGTGATGGTGATAGGGAGACAGAATATATTTTCCGTATTGCAAACGATTCCGATAGCAATAGAATATTTACAAAAGATGGAAAATATAAGGAAACTGAAATAAGAATATCTTCACTACTTGATGATAGATTATTTCCAGATAGATTTGAGCTTCCGATAGAGAAACAACGCTGAAATCCAGCTTTCAAGTGAGGTGATACAATTGGAAAATTGGTTTACTTATAATGATATTGAAAATATTAAGAAAATGTATAAAGATGGCAAATCATTTGAAGAGATAGCAAATGTTATTGGGTGTACCGCTATTGCGATTGAAACAACATTAAGATCAGAAAGGATTATATCATGAAGTATACAAAATTTAAGGATATACCACAATTTACAAGAGATGCAAGCTATCATGTGAATATGGATATTCGTAGAGTATCTATATGGATTGAAGAAAACATTAAAGAATATAATTTGCAACTTAATCCAGATTTCCAGAGAGGACATGTATGGACGGAGGAACAACAGATTGCGTGGTTAGAGTTTTTTCTCAAAGGTGGTAAATCTGGTAATGATGTCTATTTCAATGATCCATTTTGGATGGACTGGAACATGAATAACATAAAGCCAGATACATATAAAGATTTTGTTTGTGTAGATGGTTTACAGAGATTAACTTCCATTCAGAGATTTATAAATAATGAGATTAAAGTGTTAATTCTTATTATAGAGAATATGAAGATCCAAGGCATTTGAATACAAATACATTAATTATTCATGTAAATAATCTGAAAACAGAGAAAGAAGTATTACAGTGGTACATTGACATGAACGCAGGTGGAACACCACATACAACAGAAGAAATTGATAGGGTTAAGAAACTTATCAATGATTTGGAATAACTGGATGAAAGGTTGCTTTTAAGCAATGACTATGTAGGCGATGACTATTTGTCATCGCTTTCTTTGACAGAAATTATGTCTGTAATATCACAATCAAGAGCATTACAGATTTTTTGCAACACAAGAAAATCAATTTTACTTGTTTTATTGGCACAAAGATTACTCAATGTAGATTGAGCTATACCTGTCTCTTTTGCAAGCCAATATTGTGATTTACCCTGTTTTTCAAGGGTTTCTTTGAGGATTACTTTCATTGTGATACCTCCAAAATTTGATGAATTGATTATAACAAAAATATTTATTTTTTGCAATATATAGTCTTGACAATATATAGTCTATACGCTATAATGGGGTACATAAGATAAAGAAAGGAGCTGCACACACGATATGATGGAGTTTAATATATTTGATATTCTTTATGTCAAAACAAATGTTAATACATCAGCTAAATCACACGTTCAGCAGATCGAAAGACCTGTTGTTGTAATCCAGAATGATTCTGGAAATAAGTTTGCTCCTACTTTGATTGTCATGTGCTTGACCAGTAAAATCAAAAAGGTTGAGCAGCCCACTCACGAAGTAATTAAAGCTAGTAAATCTAATGGTTTAAAATGTGACTCAATGGTTTTAGGGGAACAGATTTTTACCATTGATAAGCGTGATGTAGTTGAAAAATGGGGAAATATTGACAATGAAGAGGATAGACTTTTAGTAGAAAAATGTTTCCTTGCAAACTTATATGGTAAAAAGAAAATCAGAGTGGAGGAATTAGCATGAGTGGAAGAATTGTGTCCGTAGATGAAGCTATAAGATTATTAACTGAGTATAAGAAAAACGGTGGAGAGAATGTGTTATTTTCCTCATTTGATTTAGATACGAGATCGCCTGATTGTGAAGCTATTCCAATAAGTGTAACTTGTGGAATTAAAGCTATTACAACTGGACTTCCAATCACATATAATAGAAACTTCATAATGTCTACGTTAAAAACACAAGATAAAAATAAAGAGAAAACAATATTATTTGCTGAGAAGGGACATATGAAAATATAAAATCGAAAAAATACAAACAAATGTTCTGGAAAGTATTGACACAAACAAATGTTTGGTATATCATATAAACATCTTCACAAGAATAAAAAAAGTAAGGATCTTATCTCGGTGCTGGAACACCATATGAGATAAGATCCTTACAACACACAACATAGAAGATTACTGGAATAATCTAATATGTTATAATTAGTTTAGAACTCTTGGCAAAAAATGTCAAGCAAAATCTTTATTAATCATAGCGTTTCTGCGATTATTCCAATTAATTACAACTAAATATAGAGAAATATTACAAATGAAAGTCGGCTTTCATCGTAGTTTTTGTACTCATTTTTAAGTATTTTATGGAAATTTATCTCAGTTGGTTAGAGAAATAGTCTCATAAACTATAGGTCGTGGGTTCAAGTCCCACAATTTCCATTCAAAACGGAGAAATAACGTTTATAAAAATGAAAGGGGCGATGTAAATTGGATTGCTTAATTACAAACGGCAAGCAATATATCCGTTTAGATTCAAATGGTAGTCCTCAAACATGCGGTCAGGTACTTGCAGAAAGATTTTCAGAAGATAAAGCAAAAAACATTATCAAGAATCTTCCTAAACCATTGAGAAAATTTCACTTTAATGTTCAGCTAGTCTCTGAAATCGCTGCTCAACCTAAACCAATTGAAGAAGAAAAACTACCAGAAGATATTAACGGTATCTTAGCGGAACTTGACGATTACTATGAAGATTATCAGCGAAATCCAAAGTATGATAATCCTTATACATATCATGGAGAAACTGCTTTAGAGAAAGAACTTTCTATGAATGATATAGGAATCGGCAATTTCTTTAAGATGGTAATTGATTGTATTTCTGATAGAGAGAAATACATTGAGAATATGGAATATCTTATTAAAGAATATGATCTGAAAATTCTTGACGTAAGACATTTTATCCGAGATGAAGAAACAAAATTGGGAACAGTGCCAATGAGTAGAATTAGTTACTTATTGCAATATTATGAACGTCAACGTGCTATATGTAAAAGAAATAGGAATTGTGCAAAACTTTTCCAATACCATGTGGAGAGATTTAAAAACAGGAAATACATGAAAGTGATTGATAAGATTGCAAATTCTAAATATAAATACAGACGTTTGTCTAAAGAATATCTCGAAGATTATGCGAAAGGCGTAACGAAAGAGAAAAAATAATTATTACATAATTACAGCATATCAACAGAGAGGATCGGTGATACGAATGCACTACAAAGACATTCTGGAATCTTATTATAAAGTAAATGAGGATAAACCAGAAGAATCAGCAAGAAAATTACATAACATCGTAGATAAAATTCTTTCACAATTTGGTGGTATCACCGATTTTGATAGAGAAGAATGCTATTCGATAGCAAATTTAGAGATTACAAAGTATGTAAATTCTCAATTGGAACAAGGAATTGAAGATTTTGACGAAAATAAGTTCAATGGATTTATGTATTTTGCAATTTCAAATAAAATAAAAACCTATATGACACGTAAGAACAGAGGAAAACGTTGTCAAATAGTAGTTACAGAAGAAGATGGAAAGGAAGTAAAGGAATATATTTATCCAACGTCATTAGATAATTTAATGACAGATGATGGAGAAACAAAATATATTGATGTAATTCCTTCAGATTTTGATATTGAAAGTAGTATTGATGTTGGAGAATTGTTAAATCTTGGAGAAAATGTAATTAGATATATTAGTTCACTTGGATCTGTGCAACGTCAAATTGTGGATTTAATAATGCAAGGATGTAATTCTACGGAAATTAAAGAGATTTTACATATCTCCGATAAGGAATATAATACATATCTTTCTGATATGAAAGAATATGAAAAAAGACAACTTCTAAAAATGGAAGAATGTGAGAATGCAAATATTGAGGAGGAATTACCAATGGAAACAAAAACAACAACATCAGAAAGAACAAAGTCTACCAGTTATTCAATAGAATCTCTTAGTAAACAGTTAAGGCAGCACAGATTAAGAGACAACCATCCGTTGCAAAGAACTTATGGACAATGGAGTTTACTTACAAAAAGTGAATTAATTTCTGATATTTTACAAGGTAATTCACTTTTACAGATTGTAATTTCAGAAGAAATTAAAGCTGGAATTATAATGCATTGGTTAATTGATGGAAAACAGCGTTCTACAAATTTAAAAGATTATCTGGAAGATGGATTTGCAATTTCCAAAAATGTACAGAGATATATGATTGAATATCAGAGCGACAAAACAGATGAAGATGGAAATGTAATTTTGAATGAAGATGGATTTCCAATACCTGAAAGTAAAACGTTTGATATTCGTGGAAAGAAATTTTCTCAGTTGCCAGAAGAATTACAAGACAAATTTAGAGATTATCAAGTTCCTGTAATGCTCAATTTGAATTGTACAAAGAAAGATATTGCTTATGATATTGCACGATTCAACAGATGTAGACCAATGAACGTTTCTCAGTCAGGATGGCTAGGATTAGAAGAATCCTATGCTGAATATGTAGATAAGATTTTAAAGATGGACTTCTTTAAAGTTGATTGTGATAAGTCAAGTTATTCAAATACGAATATTAAGAATGGATCACTTAGAAGAATTATTATTGAAGCAATAATGACATCTAAATATCTTAGCCATTTTGATAAAGATTTTGGTAAAATGTGTGCTTACTTAACTGAAAATGCAAATGAATCAGTATTTATTGATTTTTATTTGACATTGGAGAAGTTATTTAATGTGTTAAGAGGTGATACATCAGATATTTTTAATAATAAAAATTCATTTTTATGGTTTGCTTTATTTGATAAATTCTTAGAATACGACATTGAAGATGATAAATTTAATGGATTTATTCAGGAATTTAAAGAGACATTACATAATAAAGAAATTGATGGCATTACATACGATTGTTTAAATGGTCAGAAAGGGACAAAGGATCGTTCTTCCGTAACAAAAAGATTCAATCATTTGTTTACTCTGATGAAAGAATATTTACATATCGAAGATTCTGTTGAGGAAATCACAGAAGAACATGAACCAGAAACCGTTGAAGATGATTTATTTGATACAGAAACGGTCGAAGAATCACCTGAGAAACCTGCTATCGCAGAAGTAACAGAGTATTCAGCGATTGGAAACACTGAAATTGAACATGTGAGCGGAGAAGTAATTGATAACACAATTCATACTGATATGAAATCTGCATTAAAGTTTGTACAGGATTGTGTTGATGAGGCAGTTTCAGAACTTGATGTGCAGGACTATGAAGAATATTTAGATACGATTACTTTAGACGTTGATAATTCATCAAAACTTCTCGAGGCCGCTAACCATGATTCCATCATTGGAGTTATTGCATATGCCTATCAAAACGATGTAGATTGTGACGATTGGTTTAAGGACTATTTCAATAGAAATAATACATATGATGTTGATCAGAAAAAGAACTATCTCAATATGAGAAATGACTTGATTGCATTTAATAAAGGAGCAGTTGCATAAGAAGGGAGAATACATATGAAAATGAAACTTTCAGAAATTAAAATTCCTACAGATTTTGAAAGCAGCACACCAAATGCGTCGAAATATGAAAAGTGTGAGAATTACTATAACAAAACAGGAAACCAGGATAGGTACATAATAGTAGATGAGAAGAATGTTTTAGTAGATGGTTACATAATGTATCTTGTGTTGAAAAGTCATGATGTGGAATATGTTAATGCAAAACGTTTGACGCTGAGAAAACATACTTATACTGATAAGCAACGTAAAAAGTATGGACGATTGATTCCATCTAAACACGTTGTTACATACAAGGAAAAACTAACTGCTTATGTATACGGGAAACATCCTAACAGTAAAGATGATAAGGAATTTGTTTGGAGATTACCACAAACATGGGGTTATATGAGTCTTATGTTACAGAAAGGTGATGTAATTTATTGCGGCACAAGATTTGGAGTTGCACCTGTTGTTGTAACTAAAGTGGAATTAAAATCTAATTTTGATACCAATTTATGTATTAAAAAAGTATGCTCACAGAAGATTTATAGAGATGGAGAATTACTAAAATATGATACTAAGGATGGAACAAATAATGTGTAATCACAATTGGGTATTAATCGAAAAGTCACGACATTTAAAGTATGATTATAGTGGATTAGAAGTTGTAATTGGTAAATGTCGATGCACGAAATGTAAGAAGATAAAGGATAGAAAGATGATTGGACATCAGATTGGGAATATATTCGAGGAGACAGGATAAAAGCGTGGTTTCATTCACGTCATTGCAGAAATGTACAGGTGATTTTGCACCTGAAAGGTGAGGTTAAGCACTCACTAAAAGCTATGTAATATACACGATAACTATTTAATTTGACATAGCTACAAAACTTGAAACGTATTGTCATATGAAATTTGAAAGTTTTAAAAATATATCAAAAACATAGATAAAATGTGAGTTTTAGGAGTAATTAAGAATGATAGAATTGATTTATAATATTATGTTGATTATGATACCTGCAATATACTTAATAAATGTTATTTACAATTGGGTTTTCATGGAGAAGAAATGAAAGAGAGTCAGTGTGATAAATTTAAAAATGTAGATGAAAGACTTGTTTTATTAAAACTTGAGTTTCAAAGAAAAGAAGTGATATACAATAAGTAAGGAATTTGAAAATGAATTTTATAAATTAGATTATATTCATAATTATATTTTGAATATTATGAATCACATACCAAGATATGTCTATGGTAAGCCAAAACAATCAAAACGACTCATTAAAGAATATATGCTGAAAAATGAATATGACGAATATTTTACAGAAGAAATTAACAATGATTTTTGTGAAGGTTTTGGATGTGCAGTTGATTTAATATTTAATGAATTTTTAAATGATATTCATGAAAAATATGATCTATTAAAAATAGAAGAGAGTACATGAATAGAATAATTAAAAATGATATGGTGGTGGAATTTTTAAGGAGGTAATCGCATGAAAATTAAAATAAAGAGTGACAGAAATGAAGTAATCACATCATTGCAGGTGAAAGATTGTGAATTGACAATTTTTCAAGTGCCATCTAAAAGAACATCATGGATAAGTAATGTATATACAGACCAAGATGGAGAGTTATGTTATACGGTTGAAACGTGTTTCAAAGAAGAAATTGTAGAGCAGCTTTCTAATGAAGATTTATTGAATGAACTAAAGAAAAGGATGGTGATTGAATGAAAGTTAAGAAACTATTAATTGGATTGCTTATATCTGGATTGACACTTTCATTTAGTGGATGTGGCGGTGATGAAGTTATAAATGAGAAAGGTGAAAAAGTTAGCTCTTATGGACAATTTATAGAAATTAAAAGAAATCATTATACAGATAGTAGAGGAAATGCTACGAATCAAATATTTGTGTATGATAAAGACACGAAAATTGTGTATGTATATACTGAGCGTTCATATTCAACTTCTACAATGCCGTATTACGCATTGGATGAAAATGGTAAACCAGAAATAGCAGTCTACGGAGAGAATTATAATGGGTGACGAATATGATTAAACATATTAAGCAAGGAGAAAACATAGGTGTGGCAAAACAAGTTCAAGGCGCAGTCGTAGACGTATATACACATCCAAAATTTAAAGGCATGTATGGATTTGTATATAGAGGTGAGAAGTGGACTTGTAGTGATTATGCTTTTAATGAGGAATATAAATCATGAAATGGATTAAGGGAAAGATAATTTTGTGGCTATTTGGATATGATTTTCCAAGGTATGTAAGACAGTTTTACAAAGAACAGGATCAGATTATCAAAATGTATTCTAAAATGCTACGTGAAGAAGAGAAACTTCTTAGATGGCTTAAAATAGCAGAAGAGAAGAGGTGTAAATAGTGGAAGAAATTATTAGGAATTATGATTCTTATACATCAGGAATGGGGAAATCAAGCGCAGATAAACTATTTTGGATGAGTAAAATTGAGAAGATTAACACTGTTGTTGATTTTGGATGTGCTGATGGTACATTAATTAGAGAAATGAATAGTGAAATGCCAGATTTACAATATATAGGATATGATAATAGCAAGGATATGATTTCTCTTGCGGGAATAAGGACACCTCATGAATTAGAAAACATTCAATATGTAAGTGATTTAAAAGAATCTTTGAAAGAAAATAACCCAAATAAAACATTATTAAATTTATCAAGCGTGATTCATGAAGTATATTCTTATTCAAATATTAATGGAATTGATAAGTTTTGGAATAATGTTTTTGGATATGATTATGGATACATAGCTATCAGAGATTTTTGTGTAAGTAGATCAGTCAATAGACAGAGTGATATTAATGATTATACAAAAGTAATCAGGCGAGCAGACGAATTACAGATAATGGATTATGAATCAATATGGGGAAGTTTACGAGATAACAGGAATTTGATTCATTATCTCATGAAATATAGATATAAAGAGAATTGGGATAGAGAAGTGAGAGAAAACTATTTTCCAATTACTCTTGAACAATTACTTAGTAAAATCCCTACATATAAATATGAGATTATATATTTTGAAGATTATATCTTACCTTTCACATCTAACAAAATCAAACAAGATTTCGATGTCGATATTCACGACAATACCCACGTAAAATTATTATTACAATTGAAAGAAGGTGTAAATAATTGAGTTGCGTAGGGAGTAGGGTTAAATACATTGGTAATGTTTATGGTATGTTTTATAAAGAGGGGATAATTGTTAAAGAAAATGCAGATATTGTACAGGTTGAATTTGACAATGGGATAATTCTTTACCTATATAAAAAAGATGTTGTAATAATTGAAAGTGAGGATAATAACATGGCAAAATTAGAAGGATATTATGCAGTAGCAGGGACAAAAGAAGGATGCTATGGAAAGAAATATTTCTATGCAATTTATGATGATGGAGAAACATATAAAGCAGGTGACAAAATTGTAGTAAGTGGTGCAAATAAGGATATTCTTACAATTGAAGAAATTCTTACACCAGATGAATGTAATACAAATATCACCGCAGAAGTTATCTGCAAAGTTGATACATCAGCATATGATAAACGTGTGGAAGAACGTAAAGAGAAAGCTGAACGTAAGAAAGAAGCTGATAAAATTAAGAAACAGATGGATAAAATGATTACTGAAATGGATCAGACAAAGCGATATGAGATGTATGCAAATGATAATCCTGAGTTAGCGGAGAAATTAAAAGTATATAAGGAGCTGATTGGAGAGGAATGAGTAAAGAAAAGATACATAAATTTCGTAGAAAGTTAGGTTGGATTGTTTTCTAGGTGGAATAGTAGCAAATGTGATAATTTCATTGGGATTTTTATTCATGAAACCCGTCTTTCATCTGTTATTTTCCATTGCAACAGGGGTATTTTCGGGTAAATTATTGGGAATTTCACTATTAAAATGCTTTTTAGCACCTGTTGTATGGTATGTATTATTATGGACGATAGAAGTTATCACAGGATATTTGGGAGATTATTGATGAAGTATTTAGAGAATATATAAATAGCTTTGCTGTACATAAAGAAAACTCTACTGACGTTGTGGACAATCAGTAGAGTTATTGGAATAGATCAAGACCAGTGATCTATGTAGAAAATCATATCATGTTTCTATGACTTGTTCAAGTCGATATTTCCAAAATGGATAATTAAAAATTAATATTAAATTTATAGAAAGGATTATTTTATGAACTCAGCATTTAGAGAAATTTTAGAAAACCAGATGACAATTATGGAAGAATTAGGAGATATTAAATTTTGTGTATTAGGATTATTAAAAGGACATATCCCTGATGAATATAACAAGGCATTACTTGAAAGAATTGAGAGTACGGCAAAATTATTAAAACAGAGAATATAGCGACATATGAAATATTGCTTTCAGGAGGTGCGATAAAGTGACAACAGTTGAATTTAGAAATGAATTAATAGACAGGTTGAATAATAATGCAAGTCGTTATCACGGTGGAATTTGTAACGGAAAATATTTTCCAGAAGTAGAAACATTTGATGTTGATGAAGTTTATGAGATTATCGACAGAATTTACTTCAATCAACCAGAAGATAATAACGAAAGTGAGTGATTATAATGTCATATTGGACTTACATAACAGGAACAATAACAGTATCTCCCATAGGATGCACACAAGCTCAGAAAAGGTATATTCTTGATACCGTCCTGGCACATTTACCGATAGTTTCTGGTTCAGAGAAAGATATGGATGTATATGTAATTCAAAAGAATGGACATAATAGTTCCTGTTCTTGTGATGAATTTGGTGAAAGAACTAATAATTTAACTGATTGGTATGGTGAGAGAACAAGAAGTAGAGGAATGTTGCGTACACAAGATGAATACATCTTAGTTGTAGATGCTGCTTTGAGAGATAGAGAATTTGATGAAACATACAGAGAGTTTATTAAATGGCTTGTACGATTAGGCAAAAGAGTCATGATTGATAATATTCTTGTAAAAATCAGTGGATATAATAAGTCTACAATCATCAAAGATTATTTTGTGCAGAATGAAAAATATTCATATCAGAATGTTTTCTTGAATTTATTCGAAGGGACAAGTTGGGTTAGGGATGATGGAGAAGTTAATTGGTGTGAATATATGTTATATCCAAGAGCTAAAGATTCTGATTATCCTATGATGTTAGCTTACAAGTATTTTAATGATGAGGAAAATGATAAAGAAGTAGAGAGAAGAATGAAATATGAGAGGAGTAAATGAAAAAGTATAAAGAGAAATATAAAACAGGAATGATATTCAGAAGCAAGAAATACCCCTGGACAGATTTTGTAATTGATTTTGTTTCGTATACTAGAGGATCTGAAACAGCTTATACATTCAATATGAACTCAATTATAGACTGGGTAAGAATTAACGAAGAAGCATTTGATAAACATATCAGTGTGTCAAAAGGAATTGATTACAATAAAGTCAAAAACCATGAAGTGAGTACATTTCCATATCCATTTTTCGGAGAGATGCATCAGAAATCTATGGATAATTATATCAGAGAATATGAAATGGAATTTTGTGGTATGAGTGATAAAGAAGTTATTGTATTCAATGATGATGATTTTGAGTATAGTTCTGGATTTAAAAAGTAACATCATGATAAAAATTAAAATATGGAGGACACAAAATGAAATTATTTAAAACAGTAGATGAGAAAATAGCAGAGATTGGATTTACAAAAGTTGAAGAAGATAAATATGGATGTAGCTATGAAAGAAAAGATAAGAAATATAATTTTACACAAAAAGTCGACATTTTACACAAAAAATCTGGTAGACATATTTTGCAGTCTTATGATCCAGATTTAGGAGATGATAAAGGAATTGGAAATACTTGTGTAGGACTTACAGGATACGAAATGAAACTATTTCTTAAAAAGATGAAGCGGATGAAAATGTATTCTGGAAAGAAAGTAAGTATTGAATAATGGAAAATAAAAAAATGAATAAATGTAAATATTGTGATAAAGGTGTTCCACTTATAATAGGTAAAACTAATGATTATGGTATAGCAATTCAATATCCTAGAAAACTTATTGCATACGGATATGATATTCATGGATATGATTCAAATGGATTGGTTGTTAAAATTAATTATTGCCCTATGTGTGGTAAGAAATTGAGCTAGCAGAAGAAATTGGCATTTCAAAGGAGAAAATATGTTAATCAGAAGTCAAGATAGAACAAAATTAGTAGATATTGCAGGAAAAACAATTTCAATTAAAAGAATCAATTCGCATATAAACAATATTGAAATTACATATGCTAATAGTTAAGTAGTATTGGGAGCATATAATGAAGAAAATGCGTTAAAAGTTTTAGATGTAATTGAAAAAACTTATTGTAAAAGGGATTCTGAATATATTACGTTTAGAATGCCAAAAGATGAAAATGTGAGCAAAATACGTATGTAATAAAGTATATTGGAGGTTTAAATGAAGAATAGAGAAAAATTTGCTAAAGAAATTTTAGATGTTGCGTGTAAAGGTTTAGAATTTGCAGTTACAAAGTCAAGCAAAATTACCTATTGTAGTCAGATTAGTTGTAAGAAGTGTATATTTAAAAGTCCTAAAGATTCTGAAAAAACTTGTAGAATTAAACGATATGAATGGTCAGAATCAGAATATGTAAAGAAACCTAAGTATACAATTACATCAAAAGAGAAAATGTTCTTTGATTTGATTTTGGCTAAATGGAAGTACATTGTAAGAGATAATAATGGTGTATTATATGCTATTGATTCACTACCAATTAAAGAATATGATGGTTGGCGTATCGAAAATATGTCAATGTGTGACTATTATTATATTTCTAATAATCTATTTGGTAATATGTTTGACTTTATCAAATGGGAAGATGAAGAACCTTGGAGTATTGAGGATTTAAAGAAACTAGAGGTGAAAGATGAATGATTTAGACGATTACGAAGAAGATCCATATGATTACTGTTATGAATGTAGTGGTTATGGTGATGATTATTATATGGACGAATATGGAGAATTAGTTTGTAGATGTCCTGAATGCCCTATGAATCCTGATTATGATTATTGGGATGATTAATACATATCGAGTAAATTTCTATGGGTGATCACCCAAATTATTTCCAAGAACAAAGAAATATTATTTTTATCGGATAGTCATGAATGTCCGATTTATGCAGCATTACAAAGTTTATAGAAAGGAATTTAGGTAACTCCTAGGATAAAGTAGTTGTACAACTCCCTATAAAATAAGGGAATTTGAGTCATTTAGTTGAAAATAATAATTCATCGGAGAATGGATTAAGAGTATTAAGTCTATTTGATGGTATATCATGTGGCAGAATTGCATTGGATAGATCTGGATTTAAGGTTAAAGATTACTATGCTTATGAGATTGAACAGAATGCAATCAAGATAAGCAGATATAATTATCCATCCATTTATCAATGTGGTGATGTTTTTGATGAAGATTTTAGTAAATATGATGGTATTGATTTGTTAATTGGTGGATCGCCATGCCAGTTCTGGGCTTCTTCAAAGTGTTCTAAAACTGCTAAGAAGAAAAGAGAAGTTAAACCTGATGGTGAAGGATGGAATTTGTTCATGCAATATGTGAGAGCATTACATGAATCAAAGCCAAAATATTTTCTATATGAAAACAATTATGGGATCGGTGAAGAAATTCAAGCTGCTATCACAAAAGAACTCTGTGTTGAACCTGTGCTTTTAGACAGTCAATTAGTTTCAGCTCAGAGACGTAAAAGATTATATTGGATGAATATTCCAATAAAAGGAGAACCAGAAGATATAAACAAGAGTTGAGTAAAGAAAATCATGATTAAGAGGGGAATTAAATATGGGATGTCATACTTGGTTTAGTAGACCAATTACAGACAAAGAATTTGAGAAAATGAAAGAAAACGCACCAAAGGAAATATATTATTTAACAGGTGATTCTAAAAAGAATATTGAAATTGGATTATATGATAAGAATTTATATGATCTTCTTATGAAATCATATAATGAAAATATTCCTTGTGTATATGGATTTTATTGGTGGCAATTAGGATATGGTTCAGGCATAGATAAGACATATAAGGAAATTGGAAAATGCTCAAAATTATATACTGATGTTCTTGAATACCATGACACATTTAGGATTTCTAATTATCCACGAAGAATTATTAGAAGTCGTAGAGATTTGAGAAGATTTTTACGAAAAAGATATTTTAAATTGACGGATAAACAATTAGAACGAGTATCACAATTTTTCAGAGAATATCCAGGTGGAGTAATTACGTTTGGTTGAAAGGAAATATATGAGTAAAGAACCGAAATTGAGTAAGCAATTTGTTAAATGTAGTAGTTTATCAATGTATCATAAGAGAAAACGTGTAAGAAAGAAGAATGAAAATAGAGTTGATAAACTTTTAAAAAATCTTCCAGATGTTATTACAGATGCTTTTATATAAGGAGACATTATGACAAACACAAAAATTTTAAAAGAGGAATTTGGAATGAGATTAGTTAAAATCGTAGATATGAAACTTAAAAAATCAGATAAACTGTTTCTATTAGATATCAAATTAGATGTTGGAGATTCATATATTTATGCTACAAACATTGTAATTGGTGATATGGATGATGCAATAGATAAAGTAAATATTGAACAAGATGGCTTAACTGGTGAATGTACGATTTCGGGATTATTCAAAAATGATTTATGGCTATTAAATAATATTATAGAGCATGAACAAAAGCCAAAAGAAATGACATTAGAAGATATTGAAAAAGCTCTTGGTTATTCTGTAAAGATTGTGAAGGAGAAGGAATGATTACAGGTACAACAATTTTGTTAATTGTTATGTGGATTGTATGTACAGCAATTTCTATAACTGGAATGATATGTAAAAGAAATATAGATGTTATTAGTATAATGAGTATTTCTTTAATAGTAACTATTTTTGTAATGTTTTTTACATGATGAAAAATTTATTTCATTTTAGAAGGTGATTTGATGATTAATATTCAAGATGTTTCATTATTAAAGATAACGAAAGTGAGAGATTGGTCTATTCTTTTTGACTATGATGGAAAACATTATTTATTGCATGGAACTGGCGAAAGTGGAGAACCTGATCGACAAGAATTGTACGAGAGAAATCTAAATCAAAATGGAAAATATGATTTAGAGTATAAAAATGTTTGCTATGGAACTGAATATGTATCAAGAGATTACATTAAAAGTAAGAGCAACAAAACTATTGTTTATAATCAAATTGATAAAGATTTTTTCGCTTATAAATTGACTAAACGAGGATTTGCGGAAGGTATTATGGAAGATAAAGTACAATATGAAAACGATAGAATAGATAAGATTCAGAAGCAAATTAGAATATTTGAATATAAAATTTCTGAATTGAGAAGAACAATACAAGATTATATTTAAAATATTTTAAGGAGAAATAATACATGGTTAAATACTATTGTGATATATGTGGAAAAGAAACAAATAATAAATCTTATTGTATACCAATAAAAATATATGGAACGTCTGGTTGCACATATTTTTCAAAATATCTTTCAAAAGAAGTTTTATTGTGTTCTTCATGTAGAGATAAGTTTAGTGATCTTGCTTTAAGATTGGCTGCGAATGATGAACTATATGAAGGATTGAAATTTGATCCAGATGATTAAATACAAGGAGAATTGATATATGTTAGAATCTTATGAATGGAAAAGTCAGATATACTTACATCCACCAGATAAAATTAACGACATATATTATAAAATTTGCTGCTATTGGAATGCAAAAACTGAAATGTATGATTCTATATTAGCCGACAGTTATCTATATGACTTAGCATATATTTCAAACTCTAAATTTTATGGCTATTCTGCCGAATATTCCCGTCAAATATTCCTGTTTTGTCAACACGTACTTATTTGTGAATGTGATAAACCATTTGATAAAAACTTATGGAAACATATAAATAATAATAGATATTCTGTTCGTCAGTGGATAAAAGAATATGAAAGATTAAAGTCTAATGGAGAATTAGATTTTATAAAGAAATATAAACGATAATAAATAATGAAAAGGAGATTGAATACATATGAGATTATTCAACAATTGGATTAACGGAGACTGCCTAAAGGAACTGAAAAAGATGGAAGCTGAAAGTGTGGACTTAGTGATTACATCACCACCTTACCATAATCTTCGAGTATATAGTAATGATCCTAGTGATTTAAGTAACTGTGAAAGCTATGAAGAATATTATTATCTCTTAGGACTTGTAATTGCAGAATGTGAAAGAGTTTTGAAACCAGGTGGTAAATTCGTAATGCAGTTTGAAGATTATAATTATACCATTGGTAGAGATAATAGAAGAGGTAAAGAATCTCTTGTAGGTGAAATTAATAAGATGTTCATTGATAACGGATTTGTTCTTTGGAGCGAAATTTGTTGGGAGAAATATACACCACAAAGAGCTATGATTTCAGATGGTTCATTATGGTATAGAAATCTTAAAGTAAGAGATGCAATTATTGCCGCAAACTTTGGATATGTATATGTGTATAAAAAGAGTACAACTGGTGAAATGGAAAAAGAAAGCGGTTCAGATATTACTCTTGAAGAGTGGGCTACATACGCTTCTGGTGTATGGAAAATTCCTAATACATCCGTTGGCGGTGCAAATCACATGACACCTTATCCATATGAATTATGTAAACGTCTTATTAAATTATATTCTGTTCCTGGTGATATTGTACTTGATCCATTTGCAGGTAGCGGAACAACAAATAGAGCTGCGATTGAAAATGGTAGAAATGCTATTGGAATTGAATTAAGCGAAAAATTTTATAATGCTGCACAAGAGATTTTTGATAAATGGGATGATTCTGTTTTTGAATGTAATGATAACCATGATAAGATGATTGATCGTTTTAAAGAACAGCTTGCTATTGGAGAACTCAATAAAGAGAAAGGTAAAGCTGAAAAGGAAGAACAGAAGCAAATGAGAAATAGAAAGAAAGAACTTCGTGCAGAAATTAAATTACTTGAAGAACAGTTAAATGCTTTAGGTATGAAGAAGTCAGAGATTAAGAAGTTAAAAGAATCTGTAAAAGATGAGGTATCTGAATAATTGGAAGAAATTTGGAAAGATGTATCTGAATTTAAAGGGTTTTATCAAGTAAGTAACTTAGGTAACGTGAAACGAATTGGAGATTATTCAAATCAAAATAGCAGTTGGAAATCAGAAGTTATATTAAAGCCTAGATTACATTCTAGTGGATATTTAAGAGTTATGATTTCAGTTAATAATAAACATTATGATAGATATATTCACAGATTAGTAGCAACTGAATTTTGTAAAAATCATAATCCGTTAAAATATAAAGAAGTTAATTACATTGATGGTAATAAGACCAATAATAACTCTGATAACTTAGAATGGTGTGATAGATCTTACAATAATAAACATGCTTATGTTAAAGGATTACATACGGTACATGGTTGTTATGGGATAAAAAAGAAAGTTGCACAAATAGATATGAACACAAACATTGTTTTAAATATTTTTAATTCTGTAGAAGAAGCATCTAAAACCATTGGATTAAAAAGATATGCTAATATTTCAGCTTGTTGTGGTTTTCAAGACCATCCAGATAAATATAAGCGTCCTGTGTTATCTGTTAAAGGTTTTAAATGGTATTATGCAACAGAAGAAATGAAAATTGGAGATGTAATATGATTTCACTAGAAATTCCAGTAGAGAAAATCCCTTATGTTAGAACTATTGAGGGACGAAAGTTTAAAGTAGGTAAATGGGAGTTTCCAGATTCCGCATTGCCAAAACTACAACAATATGGGTTAGTTTCTTCTGATATTAAGGTTGAAGAAAAGGAGATAGTTCAATATGAGCTATCTCCATACCTAAGACAGTATCAGAAAGAGATTGTAAATACCGCATTAAACGCTGGTTGTTATGGTATTTTTGCAGATACAGGTACAGGAAAGACTGCTATTTCACTAGAAATTGCAAAACATTATGGTAAAACATTAGTGTTATGTCCATTATCTGTTATAGAAACTGCATGGATGGATGATTGTAAACAGTTCTATCCAGATTTAAAAATAATTAATTGTCATGGAAATACAAGAAAAGAAAGACTTGAAGCATTAAAAACGGATTCAGATATTTATGTTATGAATTATGATAGCTTTAAGATTTTGAAAAAAGAAGTATTGTCTATGGATTTCCAATGCGTGATTGTTGATGAAAGTCAAGTAATGAAGAATATGACTTCTCAAATCACAAACTATCTATTACAGTTAATTACTGTAATTCCACATCGTTTTGTTCTTAGTGGTACTCCCACACCAAACTCAAATCTTGAAATATTTCCACAAATGAAATTTGTTGACGCAGAAGTATTTGGTAATAATTATTTTGGATTCCAGGCAAGGTATTTCTCTCAAGATTTATCTGATCCGCATTATTGGTATCAAACGGATGAAAACAAACAGGCGTATTATAACCGTTTGAGAGATAAATCAGTATTCTTAAAGAAAGAAGATTGCGTTGATTTACCACCAAAAGTATTTGAAGTTAAACGATTTTCATTAGGAAAAGAACAGAATAAATATTATCAAGATGTGTTGCAGAACATCAAAGATAATATTAATGAATGGTCGAAGTTTGAATTTACGGCAAAGTTGATGAAACTTAGAGAAATAGTAAGTGGATTTGTAATCAATAAAGATGGGACTATTACTGATTTTGATACAAGTAAAAACAAAGTATTAGAAGATTGTTTTGAAGAAGTTGGAGATAAACCTGTAATCATCTGGTGTCAATTTCAACATGAGATTGAACAGTTAGCAGAGAAATATAATGGTGTGGGACTAACTTCTAAAACAAAGAATCGTGATGATGTTATCAGAGATTTTAAGAATAATAGAATTAAAAGGTTATTTACACATCCGAAGCTATTAGGACTTGGACTTACATTTGTAAATTGTACATATAACATCTATTACTCTATAAGTTTTAGTTATGAAGAATTTAAGCAAAGTCAAGATCGTATTCATAGAATTGGTCAAGAGAATAAATGTACATATATTATTTTACAAGGTAAAGGAACTATTGATGAGAAAATATATAACTGTTTGCAGCGAAAAGGTAATGCTGTAGATGAATTATATATGGAAATGGGATTAAAGGTAGAGAATTAAATGGTATATCAAGGAAGCAAAAATAGGATTTCTAAATTTTTAGTACCAATCATTCAGAAATATATTGATGATAATAATATCAAAACCTATATAGAACCTATGGTTGGTGGAGCAAATATTATTGACAAAATTGTTTGTGAGAATAAAGTAGGTGGAGACATTAATTCAGAATTAATTGCTTTATTACAATACATACAAACAGATAATGAAATATCTATTGCCCCAGAAATGTGTACGTTTGAACATTATGCTGACGTAAGAGAAAATAGAAGACTACATACAAATAAATATTCTATGAAATATACGGCATTAATTGGATATTGTGCTAGTTATGGTGGTAGATATTTTGATGGTGGCTATGGTAGAGATTCAAAGGGTGGAAGAAGTATTTATAACGAAAGAGTAAGAAATCTCAAAGAACAAGCTCCGCATTTAAAAGATATAAAATTTAGATGTTGCGATTATAAATCTTTTATAGGTTATAAAGATTGTTTATTCTATTTTGATCCACCATATAAAGATACAAAACAGTATTCTATACAAAATATCAATTATGATGAGTTCTACGATTTTCTTCGACAACTTTCCAAAAACAATATTGTATTAGTAAGTGAATATAATATGCCAAATGATTTCAAATGTATTTGGCAAAGAGAACGAAAGGTTCAACAGAAATCAGATAGAGTTGCAGCAGAGAAAGCAACAGAGAAACTATTTATATACAAGGAACTTGTGTGAAAACTTCATATGAATTATTGGAAGAATTAGCTGAAAAGTGGGAAACACAGTTATTAAAAGATTGATAAAACAATATTAGATATAAAGTGTACAATATGCACAAAACAAGAATTAAAATATATTGATTTCTCGTTGCATTTTAGATGAGTTTTTGTGCATATTGTATAGAAGTCTTAGATGAAACACGAGTTTCATAGGAGGAATAATTTATGAGTTATATTATTAAATCACCAGACGACTTGAAAGATCCATTCTTATGTTATTGTGTATTCCATAGATTTATGGAAGAAGCTGGCGAAGATTACATTGATTATAATGAGTTAATTGTTAAACCAATACCATTTGTATTTTGGTTAAAAGGACGTAAGGAAATTACAAATGAACAGTTAGAGAAACTTTTGAAAACAAAATTTTTAGAAGAAGTATTACAAGAAGAAATGTTATTTCCAAATACATATGGAGAATCTGTGATTTCACGCAGTAAAGCTTATGTACTATTATCTGAATATGTATGTCAAATTTCAGAATTTAGACAAAGAGTTTGGGATAGTGTGAATGATAAAGCAGATGGTTTTGAAGATAATCAGTTTTATAAAGATGAAGATGGGATTAGTCTTGCTTGTATTATCAGTGATGAAAATATGATTGAAAGTAAATTGTATTCTTTAGAAGAATTAAAAGATATGACAGTATATGAATTTGATGATTTATCATATAAAGATCAGTTTAATGCAGTAAGAAATCTTACTATTAAAGAAGCCGATGGTATAGAAGAAAAATATAGTTAGTTTAAATACGGTTTTCATTATAACATTAAAGGAGTTGCAATATGAGTAAATATTGGAAGAATATTGGTAATAATAAATATGGAAAACCATGTTATGCATTATATTTTACACCATTTGGAGAAGACGAAAGTGATGATGCTGTCATTGCTATCGTTGCGCAAGATAACGAAAATACAAAATACTACAATTATACATCAAAAGAAATGAATGTAGAAGATGACTGGTTATTTGGAGATAACATTGATGATATAAAAGATGAGATCGAAGAAATGTTGATTGAACATTGGGAGAATGAAGTTGAATATTTAGAGGACAAATTAAAAGCATTCAAAGAGGAAGAATGAATGATTCTAAAAGATAAACAAAATTTCTTAAATTATAAAGAATTTTATTGTGATTTGACAGAAGAATTGGATCAATGCGCAGGCTTTGATACGAAAAAATATCGACATTATAAACATTATCTAGTAGATTATAGGGACAAAAACTTTGATTGCATTTCAATTCGTATTCCTGGTGGTACAATTGGTGGAATTTGGGTAGATGAACATAATGTAATTGTTAATATAAAGATTGATCGTAATTATGTTGTGAAAACATATTCTGATGAATTGGATGCGATTATAGAGAAATACATTGGTAAGAAGATTGAGTTTAAGAGGTGAAGTAGATGGGAAAATTAACACTTGAAGATGCTATTACTCATGCAAAAGAAGTAGCAGAAAAGAATTATAGAGGTGCAGATTTTGAGTCACTTGATCCTGTAGATGATGATATAAAAGCTAATTGCGTAAAATGTGCCGAAGAACATGAGCAGCTTGTGAAGTGGTTGGAAGAATTAAAATTTTATAAAGAAGCAGAAGAACATGAATTACTGTTGAGATTACCAGTACCTATCGGTACGATTGTATATTGTATCTATACAAGTATGACAGGTAAGAATGCAACTATTCTTGCGGATCGTTTTACTGTTGACATGTGTAAACCTTGGGGAACGTTTGTATTTGCTACAAAAGAAGAAGCTGAAAAGAAGTTGGAGGAAATTAAAAACGATGGATCGAAGAAATAGAAAATATTATTTAGTGAGATTACCGTATTATCATAATGCATGTATTAAAAAGCTAAAAGAAATTAGAACGGTAAAAATTTCAAATCCTTATGATTTCGATAAAGATAGGGAGTATGGATACGCAAACTGTTTAATTGGATTTTCTAATAATGTAGAAAATTCTGTTCTTACAATTTTAAATTCAAAATGGGAGTATGGTTATAAAGCAAAATATAAAGAAATTACTAAAGAAATGATTGGACATTAGGAAAGGTACAAATAAAAAATGGGAAAATCATTGGAATTTATTAAAGAGAGAATTCAATCAGGTGGAACAAACGGTATGGAGAATAATAAATATAATAAGTTGACAGAAGAACAAACACCGTTTGAAATTCTCAAAGAATCATTAAAATTAGCAATCACAGGTTCTATTTTATGTAGTCAGACATTTGAATATAACATTCTAAATAAAGGTACATTTAAAGTAAAAATTATTTATAATCCAAATGCCGAATATGATTATTTTACAATGCAGCGTTGCTTATCTGATGGAACTTATGCACATCTTTATGAACTAATGGAAATATGTGTAGAAAACATCATTAATCTTAAAACTTATTTTAAGAATGTAACGCTTCCAAAAGATTTATCAGGGCATACTTTAATTTATACTATAGGTAATTTTGTTTTAACTTCCGAAACGGATAAGGAAAAATTTAAAACAGAGGATAAACCTTGGTTGGATTGTAGATTTACAGCAATGTTACCTATTAAATTTGAGATTAAATAGTGTTTGAAACGGCAGTTTCAAGGACAAAAATGAGAGGTGTGTAAAATGAAAGTTGGAATAACAGGACACAGAAATCAAAGATTAGGTTTACCAAAAGATGAAACAGATGAAAAATGGACTCCAATTCAGTTTTGGATTATAGATGAATTGAGTAAATTTACAAAGATTTGTGCAGATAATAATGAACCACTTGATTTATATACAGGAATGGCTTCGGGGAGTGATATTGCATTTGCGATTGCAGGAGTGTCAATGCATTACATAAATAACATTAAATTACACTGTATTCTTCCTTGTAAAGATTATAACTCATCACATAAATATTATAAATTTCTACAGCTAAAAGCAACTGAATGGGTTGAATTATCAGATAAATTTTATAAAGGCTGTGATAACGTAAGAGATCAATACATAGTTGATAAGTGTGATGTATTACTAGCAATTTGGGACGGTAATAAATCTGGCGGTGTTTGGTCTACTATTCGTAAAGCACAAAAAGCAGGAAAGAGAATTATTTATTGTCCAAAAGAATTACTTATTAATAGATAAAATGTGTTTTTATTGAAAGAATTGGAGTGATATTTATGTTTGTACAAATTAAAGATATAAAAGATTATATTCATAAGTGTAATGTTGAAAAGTTACCCATAACTTATGATGATAAAATGGAAGTAAATTTATTCGGTAATAAAGTTTTAGTAGAAAGAAACGAGTGGTTATGGCATTTACATTTAAAATTAACTGATGTATGTAATGCAAAATGTTTTTTCTGCGTAGAGCAGAATGCTGAACGTTGTGAAAATGCAGAGTATTTCGTAAAACAAGTTGATGAAATGTTAACTGAAATGGAAAATGCTGGCATTTTATATTCAGTTTCCGTTACAGGTGGTGAGCCATTGTTATTTAAAGAATTTGATAAATTATGTGATGTATTAAGAAATCATGATATTAAATTTCTTACAATGAATACAAATGGTAAATATTTAGAAGATAATCTTGATAAAATTGATGGGTTGTTTGATTTTGTAGATATTAGTCGTCATGCAATTTCTGATAAGAGAAATAATGAAATTTTTAATACATATATGCCTTCCTTATTTGATTTAAAATGTATTAAAGGCAAATTAGTTGAAACAAAAATGAGATTGCAATGTGTATTATGTGATGCAAATACAATTGAAGATGTATTAGAAATGATAGATGCATATTCGTTTGCAGATGATTTATCTTTTAGAAAACTTATGAAGTTGAGTGATCATAGTGGTATTAAATATGACGATAAAGAGAAGTTATACAATGAGATTCTTGAATATGCATATAATCATTTTGAGTTAGTAGAACAAACAATTCAAGATTACTATGTATATGAAATATGGAAATACAAAGATACATTAATTACTTTTAGTTATTCAAATATGAAAATGTTAAGTGAAGTTGAGAAAATAGAAGATAATCATGTTTGTAGAGAATTTATTATTCATCCAGACGGTACAATTTCAGGTAGCTGGGATAAAAATATGAAAGTGATTAAGAATTGAAATGTTGTTTTCAAGGAGAATTAATGTATGAAAGAGTTATATATAGCAGAACAGAGATTGAAAGAAATTGAAAAGAAACTTGGGAAAGATAATTTATTTGGGTATATTGACGGATATGATTTCTCAATTATTATGCAAGATTTATTAATTCCAGATGGAGATTATGTCATTGATACAGGGAATTGGGAAAATGTAAATTATGTATGTGCATATGGATTAATTAAGAAAATTAAGAAACATCCATTAATATGGAAATTATTCTTTATGATTTAGTAATGAATTGCGTCTTTTTTCATCTGTGAGGAAAGGGTGAGTAACATAAGTTTTGTAACAGAAATTATTTGGGAAGGATTTGCAAATACAGATTCTTCTGATGCATTAAAGAAACAATTTGAACAATTTTGTGATTATTGTTGGGGACATGGTTATGGCAATTGTGATGTATGTAAAAGAGGTTATCATAAATTATATATTCCATTAAGAATTGCAGAGAAGCAAAGAGAATTAGGTTTAGAAAAAACAAGGTAATTAGATAAGGTAAAAATATGAATAAGAATTTATATAATATGGACATGCATGATATATGCGGATTTAAGTATGATGAATATTGGCTAAAAACAAATATTACACATGAAATAAAAACAGAGGAATTTAACAAATGGTATGATTCTCATTGTGGAAAATGTAAATATATGTGTGAAATTTGTATGTATGGAGAAGAATAAATGGATGGATTTACAGTGATTGTAGAATTGTTGTTTGTGATGTTACTTAGTGGTTGCGTATTAATTGGGAGAAATAAAGAATGAGACTGATTGATTCTAATAAATTAATTCAAGAAATGAGAAAATGGTATTGGGATAAAGAAAAGCAGAAAGCTGCGGAAAATGATGTTTCTCCGATGGATTTATTTACACATCTTGCAATTACAACTGTTCAAGAACAGCCGACAGCTTTTGATGTAGACAAGGTTGTAGAGCAGTTAAAAAAATTAAAAATGAGATACTTTTTAACAATCGCAAATACGGGTGATGCCGATAAAGACTGTGCTTACAAAAATATTGCAAATACAATTGATAGAGCCATTGATATTGTAAAAGGTGGTGGAGCTGAATGAACTGTCCTATTTGCGGATCAAATGATTATGAATATATTAGTTTCTCAGAGTACTATTTTGGAATAGTTGAACGCCACGGATCGTGTGAAAGATGTGGATATCTTGTTGAACAGGTATACAGTCCAATAATGGAAGCCTACAGGGATATAAAAAGAGGAATTAAAACACGAGGCGGCTATATCGAGAAAAATGCTAAAAAGCATAAAAGAATTAGGAAAAAATGTAACGCACCAAAAATGGAGGTTAATCCGATTTGGGCGTGGTATGTGTAGAAAGGTGAAGCGAATGAAACTGAATAATGAAATCTGCATTTCTTTCTTACAAGGTAGTGGATGGATGCGGAATCATGATGAAAAAGTCAAAAATGGGATTATTGATAAATTTGTGGAACGAATTAGAGAAAGGCTTGAAATCAATAACACATGTAATATGATTGATATAAATATTGTAGCACAGGAACTGAAAGAAGAGGTGCTTAAATGCGAAAATCGGTATTGATAATGAAAACACCAGAGAAATGTCTTGACTGTAATTTATATGTTTTAGACATGGATGGTTCATTATCTTGTTATTACTATAAAAAAGAAATATGTAGTAATGTAGGAGAAAATAATAGTCGTCCAGAGTGGTGTCCATTGAAATCATTACCAGAAGAAGATCATGAAAATCATTATCCTGATGAATGGGAAGATGGATATGCTGATGGTTGGAACGCTTGCTTGAGAGAAATTACAGGTCAACCAAAAGAAGATTATTAGATGAAAGTAAACTTTCATCTGTGGAAAGAGAGGAATAGATATATGAAGTATATTGAAATTGATTTTGATTGTGGATTATCCCTTAAAGATTCAGTTAAATTATTACATAGTAAGGCAGAAGCTACTGGTAAAAAATATTTTGGAGAATTTAATGGTCACAAATTAACATCTGATATGACAGTAGATGAAGCGTATGTTGAATGTATTGGTAAAACATTTAAAGAATTTAAAGATGAGCAAGAAAAAATGAGACAAGATTTAATCAGAAGAGAAGAAGAACATAAAAAGAAAATTCCAGAACTAACAAAATATTGGATTAAAGAAGGACATAAAGTTTTATCACAAGACAAATGGGATGAATGGGATAGATGTGTTCCTATTAGATTAGGTGATCTGTATGAGGGTATGGAATTAGGACAGTGTTTGGATATTATTAAAACCGTTAAAGAAGATTCTATTGCCGCAGGCATTAAAGTAATGAAGAATCAAGGTCATTCTGGAATGTCTTGGGGACTTATGAAATCTATGATTTATACATTTTGTGATTGTGGTAACGAATTTGTTGAAGCTTTAGATAATATGTAATTTTTCTAAGAGCGTTTCTGCTCAAAATTCCATAAAAATATAACTGAATAGAGGTGATAGTAATAGTACGCAAATCAAAAAGGTTTACTAATACATGGTGGAGTTTATGCAATAACTATGAAGATTATCTTAATTTCGCAAAAGAAATGTACAAATGGAAAGGTGAAGATGCCATATTTGGAGGTGATCAATTCCAAACAGAAGATTCATTATTTGATAGTGTGAGTTCTTGGATGGACACGTTTGAAGTTCCGTATGTATTAGAAGATCTTAATGATAAGTACTCTGATGAACATGAGATTAATAATCCATTGACTGATGAATACGAAATTAAAAATAAACCAGAAGAGAATGAATATCCAGTAGTGGTTTATATGTATAGAGTGCAAGGTTATTTTAATATTGATTGGTTTAGCATTAAAGAATTGGAAAGTGAGGATAAATAATGCCAACAGGATATACAGCTTATATTAAGGATGGGAAAATAACATCTGGAAAAGAATTTTTGAAGCTATGTACCAGAGCGTTTGGAATTGCCGTTGACTTGAAAGATGAATCTTTAGATGTTCCAACACCAAATCATTTTGAGCCACATCCTTATTATGAAAAAGCATACAAAGATTCTTTAGTGTCAAGAGAAAAAGCATATAGCATGACTCTTGAAGAGGTAAAAGAAGATATAATATCTAAGTATAATGATAATAAGGGAAGGGCAGAAAAAATACTTGAAAAATATAAAGATGAAGATAAAAAGTATTTAAAAGTGCGAGAAGAAGTTGAAAAATGGATTCCACCAACATCAGAGCATGAAAATCTAAAGAAATTTTGTTTAGAACAAATTGATATGTCATTAAATACATCTTTATATGAATGGTATGAAAAAGATATAAATAAGGAATTAGATACTTCTGATGATACAATTAAGAAATATATTGATATTTTAAGAGATAATGCAGATGAAAAATTGAAAAGAGCATATAAAAATTGGCAAGAAGAATTAAGGAGAGTAGAAGAAAAGAATCTATGGATGAAACAATTTTTAGATAGTTTGGAGAATATATAAATACATGAAACAAACGATTCAAGGAGGTGATTTAAACGTCAAAAATTTGTTTTATTATATTTTTTATAGCTCTATGGATTATAAGTGGATTCATTTCTATTGTTTTTGCATACGCATATGATGTAAGAGGAGAAGAATATAATCCAAATTATCTTGATGGAGAAATGAAATATATAATATTATTCTCTCTTGGTGGTTGTATGACATTAATAGTAACCATAGTTGCTTTTATATCTGTATGGATTGATGAACACAAACCAAAATCAAGATTATTTACAAAATTTATATATTGGTTGGTAAATATTGGAGTTAAGAAAGATTGTGATGACAAATGACATTATTTGAATTATGGAAAGTATTAGATGAATTACCTACAACTATCCTTGAAAGTACAAATGCTATAGTTCTTACAAGTGAAGGAGAATTTGAAATCGAAAATATTGAGTACAAAAATAATCAAATTAAATGGTTAAGAGCTTCGGATGAAGCTTGGCATGATCGAGAAGATTATCCAGAAGAGAATAAATGGATTATTGTAAAAGACAAAGATGGTAGAGAATTTAAATATCATCAATGGACAGGATATTGTTATTATGCTTATGTGCTAGACGCTGATGGATGCGATGGGTGGCGCAGCGATATAGATATTGTAGCTTGGCGATATGATTATTCAATTTAACAAAAAGGAGAAGATGAAATATGAAAACAATCTATGAATTAAACGAAAAAGATATTACAACACTGGTAGCTGAAAGATTTGATATTGGAACAGAATGTGTCCACGTAAGTTATGATAATACAACAACTGGTTATGGTGTCGCAGAAACTACGAAGCCAACTATTAAGATTCAAATTACAATGGATAAAGAAATAGATGATATGTAACTTAAAATCTCGATTTCATGGAGTAAATAGATGGATAAAATATGGTACGCAGAGAGAATAAAAGAGTGTAAGAGTGTAAAACCAGAAATTGTAAGACTTTTAAAAGAAGAATTTAAAATTTCTGACAAAGATTTTGATTGTATTATGTATGACCTTGAGTCGAAATATCATAGCACACCAGATACTTTATTGAGGATGGCAATTCTTAATAAATGTGCAAAACGTGGATATGATTATGAAGAATGTGAACATTATTTAGATTTAATAAGGTCATCAGGTGTTGAAAAATTATTTAATCAGTACACTAAAAAGAAGATTCTACATGAATATTTAGATAGTGATCCGATGATTTTTAATGGAGATATTTTGATTACTGATCCATGTTATATCATACGAGAAGATAAAAAAGATGATTGGAGTACCTGTTGTTACGGATATGATATGGAGAAATTAGGAATAAATCATTATATGACATGTGATACGTTATATGGTGATTGGAGTTGCACTACATTTAATTCAGATACAAAAGAACCTATCGGAAGATTTTGTGCAGATGCAGGTTTGGTATCTGTTATATCACTTGATGAAGTGTTGAAATATAATCCAGATTACGATTGTGATTTAAAAGAATCTTTTACAGCAACTATAATCAGAGATTTCTATGGAACAGTTCAATTCGTTATTAGACAAGATGAAAGCAAAGAAGAATATTATCTTGAAGTAATTGGACATGGAATAAATAAAGTAACAGATGAACCAATTAATTTTATTGGAAAACAAACAGGATTTTAGAGGTGTTTTATGAATATTGCATATAAAATATTTATCTTATTTACAATGATTTTCTGTCATGTTGTAGATGATTATTATTTGCAAGGATGGTTAGCATCTGCAAAGAAAAAAACATGGTGGGAAAATAACGCACCAGAGAAATTATATAAATATGATTACCTCGTAGCGTTGTTTATGCATAGCTTTAGTTGGTCATTTATGATTATGTTATCACCAACGATTGCTCTTATGGTAACTGGTGGAATATGGAAACCTGTATTGTTAATTGTTAATTTAATGATACATATGTTTGTAGACAATCTGAAAGCTAATGAAAAGAAAATTAATTTAATTCAAGATCAGATAATCCACGTTATTCAAATTATTTTTACATGGTGTATTTTAATTGGAATATTATGATGAGTGATGTTTTATGAATAAAAGAGTACATAAAAAGCGGTTAAAGAAGCAAGGACTATATGTCAATCCAAAAGAAACATGGGATCTGGATTGTAATATTGCAAAATATGTTCTCCCAAGATTAAAGATGTATAAGAAATTAACCATTGCTTATCCTGGATATGGCGAAGCGAATACACCTGAGAAATGGGATGCTCTATTGGATAAAATGATTTGGTCATTCGAGCAAGTTGCTAATGATTATGAGATATATGCGTCTATAAATTTTAAGGATTCCGATTGGATGGATAAATACAATGAACTGAATGATAAGATTCAAGAAGGATTGACATTATTTGCAAAATGGTTTCGGTATTTAGGGTGGTGAGAAAATGAAAGAGATTTTAGGTAATAACCTTGAGCAATTCTTTTTTGTACTGGATTATCCAAAAGAATATGGAACAGTATGTACATACAAAAGTAATAGATATGAAGTTTGGTTAATGGATGATGAAATATTTGATATGATTTCAGATATGTCAGAAGAAAAATTTGTGAAATGCGCAGGTGAAGATGCTTGGTGGAGAAGTAGTAACGGTAGTGTATTATATTCACTTTATAAAGGAGAAGTAATAATCAATAATCAGAAAATGATTGGATGGATTAGAAAACCTTGGAATGAAGAAATATCAAAAGATATTAAATATCAATTATTATCAGAGTATCTATGTGAATTTATTGGAGCTTCTACACCACATAATGTTGTGGCTTGTGCAATGGATATAGCAAAATTCAATCATTTAACAATGGGTGAATTATTTAAAAAATATGAACCAGTGGAGGATTAAAGAATTATGATTATTACAGGAATGAATCACTTTCAGAAAGTATGTTTAAAGAAATTAGTAGAATGGTATTATGAAAATTATCCAGAAGATGAAGTTGATTTGAATGATGTATTTATTGTTTGGTCATGTAAGACTCTACAAAACTATAAATGTCTTGCTTCTACTACGGTTTCTGGTGATGGCATTTATGCTGAATATACATACAACGGTGATAAGCAAGAATTATATGAGGATGTATATAAAAAAGTAACAAACACTTGCATTACTGAGGAATAAGAAAGGATTAAAATATGAAGAAATCAGAACCAAAATTAATTTTAAATCTGCAAGTTGATAGTGAAGAACTTGATCAAAAAGTTAAACTTGCAATGGATAAGTACATTGAAGATGTAATTGTAGGGAATCTTGATGATGAAATTGAAAAGATTGTAACTAAAAGAATTGGAGCATTAGTATCAGCGGATAAATGGGATCCAAATCGAAAAATTAAAGATAAAACATTAGAAACGTATGTAAAAGAAGCAACAGAGAAAGTTATTTGTGATGTAATTGATAAGAATATCAAGGATATTTTTGCAAAGAAAGTTGCGGAGATGCTATAGGTTAAACATGAAGAGAAAGAAGAAACAGAATAACAAATTATCAGACAAAGAAAAATTGTTGAATAATTTTAAAACAGTGGAAGATTATATGGTAAAGAAAACCGAGAATCATATTACGCAAAGCATTTATAGAGAAATAGAACAACGTTTATATTTTAATAAAATCGTAAGTGATGCTTACACAAGATATAAAGACAAAAAGTAACATAAAATATTTCTTTCATCGTAGTCTTGAAAATCTTTGATTTTACTGACTTCTGAAAGAAATAACACAACTAAAATACATAGAATCATGTGGTTTTGGGACGCTGAAACTGCATAAATATTAGTGATTTAATATATCACATGAAAGAAATAATTGATAGAGAAAGGAATACATAGTCTCATGAGGTAAGCTGCGCAGCACTTTAGGGACGAATATTGAAAGAAAACAAGAAATTATATCCAATTCATTATCTTGGTAAAACATATAATACTACGATACATAAAGATCTAACAGATGAAGAGTTTGAGCAAGTACGAAAAGAATATTATACAAAGCCAGATTTTGAAGATGTTAAGAAGCAATTTTTAAAAATACAATTAGGTGGAGTCAAAATTGACAAAATAACAAATTATTATGTTAAAGATTTGATGGCAAAAGTACGTGTATATTATAACAATTGGACTATTGAAGAAGCATTAAATTACAAACCTTTGATTGAATTTTTTGCAGGTAAATGTGATTCTAATAAGAAAGTATATCCAGATACTTTATCTTTAGGAAAGAAAATTGAAACAGCTTTCCGTCTATGTGGATTCAAAACAGCTAGTAAGCCAAGTAATTTCCCTATTAAAACAATTGATGAAATTTTAAATAACTACAATATAAATGGTAATTATTACGATTATTCATGTGGATGGGGTAGTAGACTATTAAGTTCTCTACGACATAATATTAATTATTTTGGAACTGATCCAAATTATTTATTATGTGACAGATTAAAACAGATGTCAAAAGACTATAAAGATACTTGTAAAATAGGTACAAAAGTTGATATTCGGTCTATCGGCAGTGAAGTTTTTATTCCTGAATGGAAGAATACAATTGGTGTAGCATTCAGTAGCCCACCATATTTTAGTCTTGAAGATTATGGAATAGGAAATCAATCTTATAAGCCAGGAATGAAATATATAGAATGGATTGAGACATATCTTGTTCCTACAATTCAAAATATACATAGGTATTTAATTGAAGATGGTTATTTTCTTATTAATGTTAATAATTATAAAGAATGCGATCATTTAGTACAAGATGTCAAAGACAATATTGTGACTAATGGGTTCACTCTTATAGATACATTACCTTTAAAGAACATTACTAGAGTCAGTGGTCATAGACATAATGATAAAGATAATACAATTGCATTTCATGATAACGATGAAAGAATTATGGTGTTTAAGAAATCTGATTCTGTAAGAACCTGTACAAATTGTGGAGAAGCTATGAATAGTGGGTATGTAATCAATGATGGAGAAGAATATTTTTGCTCAGATGATTGCTTATATGGATATTATTCAGACCAAGAGTATCAAGAACTTTGTGAAAATGATTTAGCTTACTGGACAGAATGGTAAAATCTATTAAGAAAATAATCTAAAATAGGTAAAAATTAAAGATGAAAGTTCCCTTTCATCATAAAAATTACGTCTTTTGAGGTGTATTTTTGACTGAAATATACCTTAAAAGACACATATAAGGTGGTATATGGATGAATAATGTTAAAGTTACAAAGCAATTTGTAGAATATTCAAAGGAATTAGCAGAAGATATTCTTGGATATAATAGATGTTTCCATAATGGAAACATGAGTAAAGGAACAAATAGAAAACTAATATATCATATCAAACGTTGTGAGAAATTGCTTAATGAAATGGAGAAGTGATATATGGATTATATAAAACGTGGAATTAAAGTATCTTTATGTTTTTATGATAATTCTCAGACGAAATATTTTATGAACGAAAAGAATGAATTTACTATTAATGGGAAACCTACGTTCCAACATATAGAAGGTTTTCAAATGGGGATTCCACCAGAGATAAGAAGTTTTATTTTAGTCCCTGATTATAGTTATAAAAATTATAAACATATTAAAAACTATGAAGAATTACTATATCATGCGATTATGGATGGAAATAATGCAGAAAAGTTTGGAAGAAATTGTGTACATGCTATTGAAGATTATATGAAATCTTATGGTATTAATTATATTCCAAAGTATTCAATTGAGTTTGATGAATTAATATTGTGGAGTGAATGATGTATGAGGGGTAAACGAGCCGAATCAAAAATTATAGATGATTCATTTAATAATTGGTACATTGAACATGAAGAAGAAATAAATGAAATTTTACAGTCATTTATTAAAATGCCTAGTAAAAACCAGAGAGATTAAAAATCAGGCTATTTATGTATCATCAAAAAAGGAGAAAACAATATTATGGGTTGTCCAGAAATTTCTTACGAGAGAATGTGTAGAGAAGTAGACAGGATTATGTCTGATAAACTTAATACGAATTTTGATGTTTCATTTGATAATGTATTAAATCGAGTTAAAGCATATGAACATAATCCTAATTTTTATTATAATAGTGGAATAGCTGCTAGAAATGTTTTTTGTGATATTGCTGAAAACGAAGGGAATGATGCTTTTAATGCAGCATGTGCTGGATTGTATATGTTTGAAGAATTGATTGGGTTACACAAAGGGGATGAAAATATATGAATTCGACAGAACAAGATAATATAAATTTCCTGCTTAACAAATATAAAGATATAGTCAAAAATGATGATGGTTCATTTAGATTGGCTCATCGTTGTATTCCTGGTGATAATGATAGCTATGTCAAATTTGTATACACAGGTAGACACAATTATAATGAACTTGAACATAACTGTTATTGTCATAAATGTAAATATTGTGAATTAAATCATCCATTTAATTACTGTCTTCTAAGAACAACTCTTGAAAACTCATCTATTAAAGTTCCCACGCATTATGTTGCTAATTGTGACGCATATGATCCAATAGAATATCTCAATATCATTCGTAATAAAAGTGAAATGATTACCTTCATAGAAATGATTCAACAATATTTTGGCAGTCCTGAGTATTGCGAAAAATATTTTGGATTTAATCCAAATGTAGATGATGATACAGGAGAAGTTTTAGAGACAATTAGAGAATATTATGAACGTGGTGGAGAATTTAATAATATACCAGATAAATACCCATGTGTAATTTATTTTCCAATTGATAATATAGACATTCATAAGAAATTAGAATGGATTTATATAGGAGAAGAACAGAGAATGAAAGTAATTCAAAATAATTATAAAAATCAACCCCAAAATAGACATCAGACACCAGAAGCAATTAGACCTAAACTAAGAGTAGAAAAAGTAAAAATAAAATGTGAAAATTGTGGATCAGTTCTTGAAGTATCAAGAGAAGATACTCATATAGGATACTTAGGATTGCCATATATAACCTGTCCATGCTGTAATTATGAGATGGACGTTGAAGAATTTGACGATGACGCAATTGATATTTGTGCATCAAATGTAAAATATCCTACGCATTTTACTGTATCAAGTAAAGATTTTAGAGCTATTGAAATTTCAGATGAAGAAATTAATAAATGGATTCAACAAGGAATTGAATATTTTAGAGGAAACCCAGAAGCATATTCTTATTTTATGGGTTCTGGTAACAGTATGATACATATGTACAAATTCGATGAAGATAAAGAATACTATGTCGTAGTGTCAAAAGATTATGAATCAGGTGAAATTGAGTTTGAAGATGAGGATTATGGGACTAATTAAAACTCTGATTTCATAGAGAAAGTGAGAACATTATGAGTATAAACGAAGATTTTCAAATTCTTGCGAAAAAGTTGGATAATTGTGAACTACTTACAAATTACAATCTGAATGTATTAAATGAAGATATGATGTTGTTACAAAATGCTTTTATTGGAGCGTTAGTTACAAGAGATATTTCTGAAATGGAACGCTTATTGAATAATATAAAAGAACTTGCATACAGAATGAGGAATACATTAAAGAGAACAGAATCAATAGAATCACCAGATGTATTAGCATCAAAATTTGTAGTGACTCATAATATTTTTGAGAAGATTTTGACAATGAATAAGTGATGTACATGTTAGAAAGGTGGTGGTAAATATATGTGGGTTATCTTTTTACTAAGTGCTGTTGGTTTTGCAATTGGCGCACTTGTATTATTTTCAATTGGTTGGTTAATACTCCATAAGATTGAAATGCACATTAATCGTCAAGATGATGATTATGAAAACGAAAAAGAGAATAAAAAGAAAGAGGACAAAGAATGAAGAAAAAATCAGCAACAAGTAAAGTAGTGGCAGGATTAGTAATTGCATGTGCAGTAATTGGAGGGATTTTTACAATTTCTCACATTAAGATTATTGGTACTGGTAAGGTGGGTATAACCTATACGTATTCATCTGGGGTAAAAGATGAGTTATTAAAGCCAGGTGCGCATTTTATTCCACCAATGGAATATATGAAAGAATTTTCAACAAGTAATGAGATTCTTGTGTTATCAAAAGATAGCAGAGATGGTAGTAAAGATGATGATTCATTTAAAGTTGCGACTTCTGACGATGCAAATATTGCAATTAGTTTCCAGATGACATACCGATATATTGAGGATCAAGTAATTGATACATATAAGAAATTTAAAGGTATGGACGGAGAAGATATTGTAGAGAATCGTGTAAAAACCGTTCTTAAATCCAAAATCTCTGAGGTTACAACTGATTATTCTATGATGGATATTTATTCTGGTAATCGTACGCAACTCAATGAAGCTCTTACTGAGTATCTAAATAAAGACTTTTCTAAGAAATATGGTATTGAAGTCCTTGATGCGTCTATTATTGATGTTCATCCTGATAAAAAATTAAAAAAGGCAATTGATAATCGTGTTACCGCATTACAGGAAAAACAACAGGCTCAAGCTGAACAGGAGAAAGTAAAAGTACAGAAACAGACTGAGCAGTTACAAGCAGAAGCGGATGCAAATATTGAGATTACAAAAGCACAAGCAGACGCAGAAAAGACAAAAATTAAAACAAATGCCGATGCAGAGAATACTAGAACAAAGGCAAAAGCGCAAGCAGAAGCTAATAAAGAACTTAGTGCATCTATTACAGAAGATCTTATTAAGATGAAAGAAGCAGAAGCAAGACTAAAACATGGATGGGTAACTGTAAAAGGTGCAAATAGTACAGTTGTCGATGCAACAGAGAAATAAATAGTGTAGACATGGTGTGATTCTATATGGAGAAATATAGAATGGTAAGGTTCAATTCCTTACCTACACATTCAAAATAAATAGGAAAGGAGAATAATTATAGTAAATATGGAAGTAAGAATTTTTGTAATCCTGAATGGCGAGATTGGGAGAGATATAAGAAATGGCATGGTATAGAAACTAATATGTGAGGTGGATTATGAGAAATATAGATAGACTTAGAGTAATGTCACTCGAAGAACTTGCGCCACATTTGGTTTATAGAACTGTAATTAATGAATCAGAAGTTTGGTGTAGTCCTAGTGGATATACATTTAGTAATAAAGATGCTGCGATTGAGAATTGTATTCATTGGTTAGATAAAGAATATCATAAGGAGAATTAAAAGATAAGAGTAAATAAATTCTGAATTTCATAGGAGAAATAAAATTGAATAAAGAAATTTTGAATAAAGAAATTAATGAAATGTATTTAATGAATGGTGATAAACCGATTATGCAAATTAATAATATTCAAGATGGTGATTTAAGGTATGAATATAATACAAAATATACATCACGATTAGATAAATATGATGATTCATTTTGCATTGATGTATCTGAACCTACTGATTATCAAAAGATATATAAAGCTTTTGGCATTGATAAATTTAAGATTCCTGATAAATATGATATTAAAGTTTCAAAACTTATTCCATGTAAATGGCATAAAAAGAAGAGAATTAATAAAAAGATGCTAAAGAAACATGGACATCCAAATTATGTTCATAGATTTGAAACTGTAAAAGGGTGGAAGCTACATTCATATACAAATGGGGAATTTGAATTTGTAAAGGATGGTGATAAATTATGAAAGATATTAAAATTGCAAGATTTGTAGAATTAATCATTAAAGGTAAAACAGCAATCGAAGCTGCAAGAGAATCTGGTATATCACATTTACTAATGGATGAAGTATTGACAGAATTATCAAAAGAAGATTATGAATCTGATTGGGATAAATTAGCGAAAGCAATTATCGGAGGTTGAAGATGATCAAAAATGGAAAAGATAGTGTTTATCTAATTACTCATTCTTATGGAGAAGTAATAGATGGAATTACATATGATGAAGAATCAGCAAAATATTTTGTCGATAAAATGAATGAGAAATATAAAAAATCTATGAAATGTTTTGAGTGTCGTAAAAATTGGTTTGAAAAAGGTAAAGAAACTTGTGATAACGCAGAAATTCATTTCAATGGTAGCAATCATGGTGATAGATGCACAGTATTTTGTGTAAATGATGTAAACGATAAGCTAAATAAGAATTATATCGAATCACCTTTTGAATATCATTACCAGAAAATTGACGTACTCGATGTGAAGAAAATGTTAGGAGAATAAATAGTATGACAGCACAGATTTGTGAAACGTGTGTACATAAGCATGATAGATGTTATTGTAGTCTGAATAGTACATGTGATAAGTATGAGAAAATTCAAATGGTAGAAAAGAAATCATGGGAAGAATTTAGGAATAACGGATTGCTTTGGTGGATCAATATGATTTTACATACATTCGGATGGGCGATTTGTGTAGTTATTGAAGAAGACGGATCAGTTTCAAATGCTTATCCTGCTAGAGTAAAATTCAGAGGATTTGCAGAGAAGAATAATACAGATGGTTATATTAAAGTCAGTCAATATTTGAAAAACAATGTGGGCGAGCTTGTAAAAGAAGCGAATGATTAAGGAGAAAGGAGTAGTTGAGTGGGTAAAGAACACGAAAATTGGTATTGGGAGGTAGAAGAATTTCCCAATGCTTTAGTTGGTAAATTACATTTTACTCAGTTCTATGATGATGAAGTAATCCTGGAATGGCAACAAAACAATGACAAAAAAGATGATTTCTACTATATTTCAAAGTTGATGGAAGTAGAATATGATTCTATATACGTTCCTTCTGAAAGTCCCGATGAAGCGATGGAACAGTTTATTGATATGATTGAAGATCACATTCAAGGTCAAATTTTTTTCTATGAAGACATGTTGGAGAAATTTAAAGAAGAGAAATTGTAAAGGAGATTGAATAAATGGCATGTGAGAAATATACAAACTGTGAATATTGCAGAAAAGATTATCATTGTCCATACGATCATATGGGAGATGGAAGTCCTTGGTGTAGAGAATTTCAATGTACAGTAGATAATTGTAAAAGATATGAATGTATATCATACGAAGAAGAATTATTTGAGATACGAGGATATTGAAAGGAGAATAAATACATATGAATTATAGCAATAATACTGTATTTCAATATTTTATAGAACAATTAATTGAAGCATTAAAATACGAGAATGAATGTAGAGAACCAAATGGGGGAAAGTTAGATATTCCATTTTTGATTTCTTGTTTATGCCAAGATTTAGAAAATAATCATAGACAATATGATGAGTTTAGTTCTGATTTAAGAAATTGCAATAATTATAATATCACAATTGAAAATTATGATTATTATATCTGTAAAGCAAATGTGATTATTTACAATGCAATTAAGGATAGTGATGGATGTAGATACATAGAAGCAAATTTTAGATATGAAATTACATTCGGATATGATGAACGCTATTTGGGATATTGTGAATGTAAACCTGGTGATCCAGATTATAGAGAAGATAAAGGATGTTGTGGACATGGATGTGATTGGGAAGCTCCAACTATTGAAGTAAGAAAAAGTTTTCTTGTATCGAACCGCACATGGAGGGGAGATGAACATAATTATTGGGACTTTGAAGATAAGTTTTATGCAGATGATAAAGAAGAAAATGAAAAGAAACTTCTAGCAGAAAGAGAATGTAAGATTAGAAATCTTAAAGAAACTATCGAAAATGCTCAAAAAGAGTTAAAAAAGTTAGAGAATTTATAAATGAAACTTTCGTTTCAAATAAAGCATATGGATAGGAGGTGAGGCATTATGAAACCGATTATTAGTCCTTGGTTGATTTATTTTGCTAGTAGAGCAGATAATCTAACGACATTTTTTGGAGTGATCACAGGAATATGCGGATCTATTGCTATATGTACTTTCTTTGCCGGATTAGCCGGATATAACGAACCATTTAAGTTTAGAAAAACTATTAGCAAATCAATTATCGGATGTGTTGTAATGACTATCATTACAATCATGACACCTAATACAGAAACAATATATACGATGGCAGTTGTAAATGAAATCACACCAGATAATATTCAAACAATTGGCAAAACTGGCAAAGATGTAGTTGATTACATTACAGATCAAATTGACAAAGTTATAAATGAGAATGATGAAAAGGAGAATAAATGATTAATGTAGCAGAAGATATTGTTAAAATTATGAAATATGACAAATCACATAATTTTAAAGTTGTAGTTGAACCAAATGGAATTACAGTATCGCTTAGTGAAGGAAGTTTTGATGATGTTTGTGATATTCCAATAAAATATGATTGCTCAGACGGAATATATATTGATAATGAAAAGCAAAAGGGAGTAATTGGTATTTGCGACATTAATATTGTTAAAGATATTATGGAATATCTTGAAAAGCATATGGATGAACTTGATGAGTTATGTACTCAATGTGATTGGTCAGGTAGACAGGAAGAAAATTAAAATCCAAATTTCATCGGAGAAATAAATCTTGTAGATTCAATCGAATCGAATTTCCCAAATAACTTAAAACTGAATAGAGAAATAAAATATGGGTGGTTAGCAGCATACCCTTGGGATTTTATACCCATAAACCACTGTTGACATAGAATTTATCTTATAGATTTAATTCCATGTTCCGTCCGATAGGGCGTTTATCATAAACAAATTAAAAATTAAATAAACAATTATTAAGGAGAAAAACACATGAAAGAATTAAAGAATTTAGTAACAGTAACAGGAAAACTTGTAAAAAATAACATTGAAGAGTTTAAAACAAAAAAAGGTGTAGACGCAATCGGAGGAAGTCTTGTATTAAGAACTGCTGACAATAGTGAACATGAGATTAATTTCTATGCGAATAAATACAAGAAAAATGAAAACAAAGAGTTTACAACAGAAGAAAGTTACTTCTATAAACAGTATATGGATGCAAAAAACAACCTGAAAGATATTGAACATTGCTCAGAAGGAGAATCACCAGATATTGTATCTATTACAGATGGTACATTCACAGATAACGACTTCAAGATTAATGGAGAAGTAGTATCTTCAAACAAAATTAACGCTAAATTTATTAATAAAATTGAGCCGAAAGATTATGAAAGTACAGTTCTGGAAGCTAAATTTGAAGTAGAAGGAATTGTAGAAAAGATTACAGATGAGATTGTGAAAGATGTTCCTACTGGAAATCTCGTAGTTACAATGAATGCCATTGGTCAAATGGCTGATGGATTTGGAAAAGATGCTAAATATGAAGCTGATCACTTGATTCCAATTAGAATGACTGTTGATAAATCAATGGCTACAGATTTCCGCAATGCAGGATATTATGATGGATGCTTTACTAAATTCACAGGTGTTGTAATTAACACTGTTGAAATTAAAGAAGACATTGAGAAGGCTGCATTTGGAACAGACATTGTTAAAAAAGTAAAGAGAAATATCAGAAGAAACGAAATTAAATCTGGTGTTGCGGTATCAACAATTTATGAACATGATCTTACAGAAGATGTTGTAGATACTCTGAAATCTAAGAGAAAAGCAAAACTCAAAGAGATTGAAATGGGAGAATCAGCACATACAGAAACAGCAGAAGGATTTAAGAAAAATCCAACTCCAGCTCCTGCAACTACATACAATCCATTTTTACAGAGATAAACATAATTAATTGAAATAGTAAATCACCTACTCAGTTCATATTGAATTGAGTAGGTACACAAATAAATCACATATATAAGGAGAAAATTAGAATGATTCCAAATTTATTAGATTTACAACCAAACAAAGTATCTGTTGACCTTACTCAGTATTCAATGATTATCATGGGTGACACTGGTGTTGGTAAAACAATGAGTACAATGAAGTTTCTGAAAGAATTAGTTCCAGATAAAGATCCATTCTTCTTAGAATTTGAAGATAGATTCCAGAACATTCCTGGAATTACCGCAGTAAAAGTAAATAGTATGTCAGACTTTAAATCAATCATTGGACAGTTAAGAAATCCAGCATTAAAAAATAAATTCTCTTGTATTGTAATTGATACGCTTGACAAATATGAAGAATTTTGTGAGAGATATGTACTTGAGAATAGAGATGCTGAAATCTTAAAAGATGTTGGTGGTTTTGGTGAAGGTTCATTAAGATTTAAAAGTGCATTAAGAAACATTGGATTGATTCAAAGTTTAGGATATACAGTTCATTGTATTGCACAGTCTTCTCACGTAAAAGATTTTGATACAAAGAAAGAGAGTGATTCTCTTAAACTTAATAAAAACACATTTTCATATTGTAGAGAAGGTGCTTTCCTTGTTGGATATATGTATCAGAAAGATGGAGAGCGTTATGTAACATTTAAGAAAAGTGACAAATATCCAGATTTAAAAGATACATTCAATCTTCCAACTGAAATTAACATTAAAGATTTAAAAGATGTATGGGTAAAAGCAGTAGAAGATTTAGGTGGAGATTTCACAACTAAAGAGAAAACAATTGATAAGACTACTCACGTAGAAGACTTTAATGCTATCAAAAATAAAGGATTAGAGTTAGGAGCATTACTTGCACAGCATGGATATCTAAATGAAGCTACCGCAGTTTTACAGAAAAACTTAGGTCTTGATGATGATGGAAATGTAAAAATGTTTGATAGTCTAAGAGATACGCAGATTGATCTTACAAAAGTAATTGTAATGGAACTTGAAGAACTTGTTGATAAATATAATATCAAATAAATATAACTAATTAACGGGAGGGTAATCCCCTCCCAATTTGAAGTAGGTATATTATGGCTAGATCAATAAAATGTAAGCGTTGTGGTAAAACATTATTACCAGAGGAAAGATATAAATACGATAATAATAGTTATTGCGTAGATTGTTACAAAAAAGTCGAAAGGGACGCTAATGAATACAAAGAACTTATGCGTTATATTTTCGATATTTTTCATTTAGATAAAGCAAATGGATTGATTCTAAAGCAAATAAAGAAATTTAGAAAAGAATATAATTATCCATATGCTGCAATGACATATACATTATGGTATTGTAAAGAAATTTTAGGTAAGTCATTTGATATAAAATACGGAATTTACATAATAGAGGACTATTACAATGAAGCCTGTGACTTTTATATACAACAAGAAAAACAAAAAGAACAAGCTGATAAAATATCTAAATTGGATATTAAAACAAAAATTGTAAATAGAAAATCTGTAAATATGAATAAAACAAAATCATCTACATCATTGATTAATTTAGGTGATTTGATAGAGGGTGGTGATTCAAATTAATTTTAATCAACAGGTAGATAAGAAAGCTATATTTTTATTATTTGGTTGTTATTGTTTGAATCCAAGATTAGCATTGGATGAAAAATATGCAACTAATACAAATGATTATCCCGAGAATTTTCATAAAATGATATGGGGTGCAATTATTAATATTGCTAAGAAAAGAACGGCTGAAAAAATTACACCCATAGATATTGAAAATGAAATATCACAATTTGATACCGCTTTATCTTTATGGAAAAACAATGATGGGTGGGGTTATATCGAGTCTGCGATTGATATGTCATCGGATAAAATATCAAACGTAGGTAAATATTATGACGATGTAAGAAAATATTCAATCATTAGGAATGCTACAGAATCACTTAAAATGGATACATCATTTATATACGATGAAAACGATGATGAAAAACTGGAACACTTCAACCAATTAACAAGCATAGAAGTTTTAAATGAAATAAATAATAAATTTATGGATTTTAAATCTAAATGGAAGAATGTTTTTGGTGATAACTATTCATTTAGAGCAGGTGAAGGCATTGTAGAAAGATTAAATGAACATAAGAATCAGCAAAATGTATATGGTTATCCGTTTCAATCTGGATATTTAACTACAGTATATCGAGGAATGCGACCTAAAAAATACATTTTAAGAAGTTCTGTATCTGGTGGTGGAAAATCACGATCCTCATTAGCAGATGGATGTAACATGGTATCGGATAGAATTTATGATTGGAATAAAAAAGAATGGATTCCAACAGGTGAAAGCCAACCAGTATTATTCATTTCGACAGAGCTTGAAAAAGAGGAAATTCAAGATATCATTTTAGCTCATGTTAGTGGAGTTGATCAGGATAGAATTGAAGAATGGAGCGATATTACGCCAGAAGAAGAATCAATTCTTGATGAATCTGCAAAATACATAGAGAATTATAATTATTATATAGAGTACATGCCAGATTTTACAATTGATTTGATTTCTGAAACTATTGAAAAATATGTTTTAAACTATGGAATAGTAGCTTGTTTCTTTGATTATATCAATGATTCACCATCACTTTATGAATATTATTACAATAAGACGCATACAAGACTTAGAACAGATCAGATTCTTTTCTTGTTTAGTGCAGCTTTAAAATCAGTTTGTAATAAATTTAATGTATATCTTGGTTCAGCTACACAGTTAAATGATAATTATAAAGAAGATAATAATAAAGACGCAGGTGCATTAAAAGGATCTAAAGCTATTATCGAAAAAGCTGATGGTGGTATACTTGCACTTCCTGTAACACACAAAGATTTAAAAAGATTAAAACCAATTCTTGAGTCAGATGGTTCATTCGGATCATTAATCCCCAATATGTCTTACTACATATTTAAAAATCGTGGTGGAAAATGGAAAACTATTATAATTTGGACAAAACTCAATATGGGAACTATGAGGGAAGTAGATTGTTTTGTGACGGATTACAACTATGAATTAATTACTGATATTGAGAAAACGTTGATTGATTTTAGATTAGATGATGTTGGAGATGTTGGTATTATTGAAACTGATATTGATGTATCTGGATCAGATTTAGCAATGCAATTATCTAAGTAGGGAGGTACTTATATGACCGCCCAGGAATTAAAAAGTAAACTTACAGAAGATGATATTAAGAAACTTCTTGAATTGATGGGAGCTACTTTTTATTACGAAGACGATGATATGTGGATAACAGATACAATATGTCATCATGGAACTAAACCTAAATTATATTTTTATAAAGATTCTATGTCATTTCATTGTTATACAGAATGTGATCAATTAGATATTATTGGCGTAGTCATGGGATATAAAGGATATGAACAAGAAGAATTTCAAAAAGCTATCAATTGGATTTCTGTAAAATTAAATCTTGACAATCATGTGTATGGATTTGGTAAACAGGAACAAATTTCTGATTGGGAGTTTATTAAAAAATATAAGAAAAATAAAAAGGTAAAACCAAAAGATAAAATATTAGTTCCTTACGATAAAAACGTTCTTAATATATTCCAGCATTTTTATTGTCAATCATGGATAGAAGAAGGAATTTCTGTAGAAACAATGAAAAAGTACAATATTCTTTATTCGACATGGCAACAAAAAATCATCATTCCGCATTATGATATGAACAATAATTTAGTTGGTGTAAGATCGAGAGCATTACTACCCGATGATATTGAATTATTCGGTAAATATGCACCGTTTAAAATTGGCAATAAATTTTATAATCATTCTCTTGGATTAAATTTATTTGGTTTAAATCATAATATAAATGCAATTCAAAAAAAGAGAAAGATAATGCTTGTAGAAGCTGAAAAATCAGTATTTCAAACTGATACTATGTTTGGTGAAGATAATTTTACAGTTGCTTTATGCGGAAGTAATTTAACTGATTATCAAAAAGGAATAATTCTTATGTTGGGAGTTAGAGAAGTTATTATTGCATTGGACAAACAATATCAAACTCTTGATTCAGACGAATGTAAAAACTGGTCACAACATATAAAAGATAAAATCATAGATAAATTAAGTCCATTTGTTTCTGTATCTGTACTATGGGATAGTACAAATTTGTTAGGTTATAAAGATTCTCCAACAGATAGAGGTAAAGAAACTTTGTTGAAACTTATGGAGAATAAAATATATGTAGGAACAAATCAATAATTAAGGTGGTGCAGAGTGAGTTTTAAATATGATGTACTTGGACATGTGAGGTTTGGATATGAATTAAATGATATTTTGACATTAAAAGGTATTGAAGATATTGATTCATTTTTACATCCAACCATTAAACATGTTGAAAGTGAAGAATTATTTGACAATATAAAAAAAGCAAGAGATGTATATGTACAGCATGTGTCGCAGAATCATACAATTGATTTACTTGTTGACTGTGATGTTGATGGATATACATCTGGTGCAAATATATATCAATATACCAAAAGAATAAATCCATCAATAGAAATTAGATGTTTGATTCACAGTGGGAAAGTACATGGATTATCTGAATTTATAGATTCTATGTGTTCAGATAATTCAGATTTAGTTATTATTCCTGATGCTGGTAGCGGTGATTGGAATGAATGTAAGCGATTAATTGACTCTGGTAAAGATGTGATTATTCTTGATCATCATTCAATTGATACATCTGGAAATCCTGCAATTGTAATTAATAATCAATCATCAAAAAATATTACGGATAAAGCTATGACAGGAGTTGGAGTTACATATAAATTTACAAAACTATTAGACAAATACTATAAAGTAAATTACGCTGATGATTATTTAGATTTAGTGGCTCTTGGTATGATTGGCGATAGAGCGGATGTTTTAAATCTTCAAACACGATATTTAATATTAAAAGGTCTTGAAGAGATTAGAAATCATACTAATAAAAATAAATTGATTAGTACATTTGTAGAAGCTCAAATGTATTCAATGAATAATAAAGTTACAATTAATGGTATTGGTTTCTATGTGTGTCCATTAATCAATTCGATGATTAGACTTGGAGATTATCAAGATAAATGTTATATGTTTGAAGCATTGTGTAATTCAAATGAATTTCTTGATAGAAAAGTTAGAGGTCAAGGAATTGTAAATATGTCAATTCAAGACTATGTGTTAAAAGCATGTCAGTCAAGTAATCGTAAACAGAAAAAACAAACAGAAGAAAGTGCTGCAATATTATCGGAAGAAATATCAAAATACAATCTTGATAAATTTCCAATTTTAGTATGTAATGCAAAAGATGATGTTGATAGTAATTCTACTGGTTTAATTGCTAATAGACTTGCTGACCAATATCAACGTCCATGTTTATTAATGAGAAGAAAAGGTGATATATGTAGAGGAAGTGGAAGAGGAAGCGATAAATGCGAAATACTAGATTTTAATGAATGGTGCAAAAATACAGGTTTATTTAATAAAGTAGAAGGTCATTCAGGAGCATTTGGTTGTGAAATAAGTGTTGATAATACAAATAAACTATTTGAATTATTATCAACTATGAAAAGTATTAATGAACCTACATATCATGTCTATAACATCTATGAATCAAATCAAATCCATGATCAGATTATCAAAAATGTAGCGAAATACGATTACATTTGGGGTAACACGATTAGCGAACCGATATTTCTTATCAAAAATATCCCATGTAATAAATATAATTTATATCTATTGGGTTCTAAACAAAATAGAATCGAATTTACATATCACAATATCAAATTCATAAAACAAACCAAAGGAAGTTCTTTAGCATCACAATATAAAGAAATTATAGATATTGGAGATAATGTTGAATTTGATATTGTTGGTAGATTTTCAATTGATTATAAAACAAAATCAGCACAAGTTTTGATTGATGACTGGATGTTCTATAAGAGTGATAAAGTTTCTGGATTTGCATTTGGATAAGGATGGTGATTGATATAATAGATAAAAGTAAAATTTATGGTTATGATTTCGAGGTATACAGTAAAATTAACTGGTTTTGCGTCACATTTATAAATTATGAAGATAGAAATAAAGAAGTAGTTATAGTAAATGATAGAGCAAAATTAATAGAATTTTACAACTCACACAAAGACGATATTTTTATTTCATATAATGGACGACAATATGATACAGGAATTTTTAAAGGAATCCTGGATGGAATGAATGTCGGATTTGTAAATGATAAACTTATCAAAGAAGGTAAAAAACCTTTTCAAGTTGTAAAAAATGCAAAGAAATATCCATTGAATGATTATGATACCATTTTAAAAGATAAATCATTGAAGCAGTTAGAAGCATTTATGGGAGATGATATTAGAGAAACAGAAGTAGATTTTAATATTGATAGACCTCTTAGAGAAGAAGAAATAAAGCAGACATTGTATTACAATCACCATGATGTAATTGAGGTATTAAGAGTTCTTGATTATTGTTGGGATGATTTTGAAGGTCAGCTAGATATCATTGAATTATATGGTCTTGATATGTCGTATTTTACTAAAACAAAGGTTCAATTAGCAGTTTCTCCTAAAATTCTTAATGCTGTCGATCAACATACTCTTGATGATGAATTTGATATTCGTCTTCCAGAAACAATTCAATTATCCGACAAATACAAATTTATTCCAGAATGGTATATGAATCCTAAAAATTGGAGATATAAAGAGCATCTTCGGTCAGAAGACAACCAACATAATAATCAGTTATGTTGTACAGTCGCAGGTATTCCTCATGTATTTGCATGGGGAGGATGTCATGGGGCTGATGACAAAGAAGCTGTATTTGAAGGAATTATTTTACATGCCGATGTAGCTTCAATGTACCCTACAACAGATATTGAATATGGTTTGTTGAGTAGAAAATTTAAGAATCCTGATGACTTCAAGCAAATGAGAGATTTTAGATTAAAATTAAAATCAGAAAAGAATCCAAAAAATAAAGCTCTTAAACCTATGATTAATGGTGTGTATGGAGCAGGAAAAGATAGAAATAATCCATCGTATGATCCACTCATGGCAAATCTCACTTGTATTTTTGGTCAAATGTTCATTCTTGATTTGATTGATAAACTTGAACCATATTGTAGATTGTTACAGACTAATACTGATGGTATTTTTGTTCTTTGTGAGAATGAAGAAATGAAGAACAAAGTAATTGAAATTACTAATCAAGTGGGCGAAAGACTTAAAATGGAGTTTGAGATAGATGAATATACAAAACTCATTCAAAAAGATGTAAATAATTACATTGCAGTTAAGAAAAATGGGGAATTGGAATGTAAAGGTGCTATGGTTAAATTCAATAAACCAATTGATAATGATTTGCCAATTTTGAATGATGCTGTTAGAAATTATCTAGCATATGATATTCCAGTTGAGCAAACTATCAACGAATGTAACGAGTACATAAAATTTCAAAAAGTTATTAAACTATCTGCGAAATACAAAGAAATATGGTATGGAAATGGAGTATCAGGAAAAGATAATAAAATCACATTTATAAACGGAGAACTTTTAAAAGGTAAAGTACATAGAGTATTTGCTAGTAAACGACAATCAGATGGATCTATTTATAAACTGAAAATTGAGAAAGGTGTAAAATCCTATGAACAGTTTGCAAATACACCTACTCATTTATTTATTGACAATGAAGATGTACACGATAAATCAATTCCTGAGTATCTGGATAAAGAATATTATATTAATGAAGCGAAAAAAAGAATTGATATGTTCTTAACGAAAGATGAAGAAAGGGTAGATGAAACTCCATATATATTATTTGATTGTATGAATCGGAGTTCTACTTTTTATGAATTTTTAAAAAAATGTACCGAGAATAAAATAACAAAAAAGATTTTAGAACAATATTTAATTGCTGATTGTTGTAATATCTATGGAAAAACAAAGAAACTACTAACATTTAGAGAATATTTTACTGTTCTAAATGGGAAAGATAAGATAACTCTAACTACACTAAATAAGAAAATAAAAGACGATAATATAAAAAATATTATCATATCTAATTCTGAAATATCTAAATCTGGAAAATCTTATAACAATATCAATTATGAGAAATCTTTATTAGAAATTTTCGATATTATCCCAAACGAAAATATAAACCCATATGAAATAATGACTATGCAAATAAACAAATTTGATTCCGTTAGGTATGTTGATTCATCATTGAAAAATGATATGTGGTTTGTATTAAATACAAGAAATGTAATTGCTCCAAATTTAATTATATATAACATTAAAAATGGAGAAATACAATATAGAAAGGTAGACAAAAAGATATTTAAAATATTACCTTTACAAGATGGTGACATTATTGAAATTAAAAATTCTAAAAAAGAATTCGCAAAAAAGATCATTGGAAAGGATGAAGAAGGTAAAAATATAATAGCTGCTGATATAGATAAAGAATTGGATATCATAACACAATATGAGATTTTGTATAGAAACTATGGAAAGGGAAAATCCCTAATTGTTGATAGTGAGGACAATTAATGGAAGAAAAAATTTTAAAATTTGAATGTGCTTTGGATAGAATTATCTATCCAAAGTATAGTAAAAAAGTACAATCTGGTGACTTTGCAATATTCAGCATGAGAATAACAAAATGGATAGATAATAAAATTGATGAAATCGAAACCATTAAATTAAAAGGAACGACATGTACACTTGAATATGGAACTACATATAAAGTATTTTGTAAATTAACAGAAACTCATGAAATATATGGAGATACATATGGATTGATTTATATTAGTAAATGTATTGATATTTCAAGTAAGGATAAACAAAAAGAGTTTTTGAAAAATGTTTTGAATGAAAATTTAGTAGAAAAGCTTTTTGATGAATATGATGATGTTATTAAATTGCTTGAAAATAGAGATGTTAAATCTTTAATGAAAATCAAAGGAATTGGAAATCAAGTAGCTTTAAGAATGATTGATGAATATGAGGAATCTAAAGATTATAGTTCTATTTATATGGAACTAGGTCAGTTAGGATTCACACATACATTTATCAAAAAGCTTGTAGATTTTTATAAATCCCCAGATACAGTAATTGATATTGTCAAAAATAATCCATATGATTTACTGAGAGTTGAAGGTATCGGTTTTAAGAAAGCTGATGAAGTAGCTTGTAAAGTTGGAATAACTCAATATGATATTAGAAGAATCAAAGGATTTTTATTATACTATTTGAACGATCAAGGAGAAGCAGGAAGAAGCTATTTGAATTATCAAGATTTAATGAGAGCATTATACGATACATTAGGTTTTGTACCAGAAGAAATAGTAAATGCAACAGCAAAACAAATGATTGATAATAATGATGTTGTAGTTCTTGATAATGGTTCTAAAATAGCATTAAAAAAATTCTACGATTTAGAGAAAAATATCATGAATGAATTATTTAGACTTCAAATTGGACTTGTAAAAGTAGTAGAAAATGATTCAAACAAAGTTGATTGTATTCATGATGATTATGTTCCTAAATCATTCAATATAGGAAATTGGGAAACAATTACAGAAAATGTAGAAGAAAAACAAGGATTCATGTTTACTGATGAACAAAGAGCTGCAATTAAACTTAGCCTGGATAATCATGTCATGGCTTTAACTGGTGGAGCAGGCGTTGGTAAAACGTCAACAGCAAATGGAATATGTTCATTATACAGTGGGTATAGTATTTTGGCTTGTGCTTTATCAGGAAAAGCCAGTGTAAGAATTACCGAAGCTACGGGACTTCCAGCTAGTACAATTCATAGAGCTTTAGGATATCAAAATGGTGAATTTATGTTTAACAAAGAGAATAAATTAGCGGTTGATATTGTTTTGATTGATGAAGCAACTATGATAAATGGCACATTGTTTTTATCATTGCTTGAAGCTATTCCAACAGGCGCAAAAGTAATTATCATGGGTGATGTACAACAGCTTACACCTATTGGCAATTGTCAAGTATTTGCTGATATTCTTGATAGTAATGTTTTACCAGTAGTAAAATTAAGTAAACCACATAGACAAGCTTTGAGAAGTGGTATTATTCCAACTTCAATTAAAATTGCAAATCAGCAACAAATCTTTGATGGAAATTATACAGGAAATGCGATCATTGGAGAATTAGAGGATATGGAATTAGATATTTCTGGAAAAGGAAATGACGAATCTATATCTGATAAAATTATCAAACATTTTCAAGTTGAATTAGAAAAATTCCATGATATTATGGAAGTTCAGATTTGTGTTCCAATGAGATTACGTGGAGAATTATCTTGTTATAATCTAAATTCTAAAATTCAATCTATTTACAATCCCAAATTAAGTAATTGCAACGAAATTGAAATTTTATTGGAAAAGAAAAATGACGAAGCAAAAAAATATATCATTAGAGCAGGAGATAAGGTTATTAATACAAAAAACAATTACAAGTGTATTAATTCAGAAGGTGATACAACCCCTGTATTCAATGGAAACATGGGAATTGTAAAAGAAATTGGAAAGAATGGAATGTGTACAATAGATTTTATTGGCATTGGAGAAGTAATCTTTACAAAATCCGATTGTAAAAATCTTGAGTTAGGATATGCGTGTACCGTACATAAACTTCAAGGATCTGGATTTTGTTCAACGATTGTTGGATTAGATAATAGCAGTTACATAATGAATAATTCAGAATTACTTTATACGGCTATTACTAGAGCAAAAAAATATTGTGTTCTCATTGCCAACAATTATGCTGTTGTAAAATCTATTCAGACCAAAGAAGTTAAAACTAAGCAAACATTTTTAAAAGATATGTTACTTGAAAATGCAAAAAGATTAAAAGAAAAGGAGAATTAATATATGTCAAGTATTTATGAACTCACAGGAGAATATCTGGAACTTATGGATATGTTAGAAGATGAGGAAATTGATGAGCAAACAATCATTGATACACTCGAAGCGTTAGATGGAGAAATCGAAAATAAAGCAGACAACTACGCTAAGATTATTCGATCTCTTGAATCTGATATTGATGGGATTTCAAAAGAGAATAATAGATTAGCGGCAAGAAAGAAAACATATGAAAATAGAATCAAGTGGTTAAAACAAAATCTTGAAATGTGTATGAGAACTATCGGAAAGAAAAAATTTACAACAGATTTGTTCTCATTTAACATTCAGAAAAATGGTGGAAAGCGCAAACTTACAATTGATGTTGATGTAGAAAATATTCCAGAGGAATATAGAATCAAACAACCTGATGCTGTAGATGGAGAAAAGCTTAGAGATTATTTAAAGGAAAATGGATTAGAAGGACAAGATGGATCACTCAATTGTGAATGGTGTCACTTAGAACCACAGAGTGAAAGTTTGAGAATTAGATAACTTTTTTATTTTATAAAGTTTAAAGGAGTATGGGATATGACATTTGATAATTTACTTGATTTGCAACCTAATGTTAGGTTAGCTGATTTAATTCAATTATTCTTAATGGGGTATGATGATAAAATTTATGTAAATGTGATTATACATGAAGCAAACTTAAAAGAACCAATTGAATTATCTGAGGTAAGAATTATAGATAGTGCTTTGAAACCGTATTATGAATATAAAATAGCATATTTAGAAGATTCATATTATGAAACTCCTGGAAGCATGATGACAATAAATCTAATAAAAGAAGATAACTAAATGAAAGGATAGTAATAATCATGAACTATAAAACACAATATTATAAAGGAATCCCACTTAATTTAATTTACAGAAAATACAAAAATATGAAAGCAAAGAGATTCGTAATAAATCATACTAATCAAAATGTGTGGATTCCTAACAAACATCTCAAAGAAGATGGAACAATAAAAGAAAACGAGAACATTGATTATGTGTTTAGAAAGTCAATACGAAAATTAGAATTAGCAGGAATAACTACGATAATTGAAAGCAGAATTTCATGGTAAAAGTGATACTATATATAGTGCTTTGGATTAATATAAACGCTATATATAGTATACGAGAAAGAGGTGAACAACTATGATTCCAGAAAAATGTAATAAATGTGGATGTGAAGAATTTTACATAAAAGAAAGCGGTACACAAACAGGAGTTTATTGTAAGAAATGTAATAAATGGATGAAATGGTTAAGTAAGAAAGAAGTAGCTGACTTCAATAAGTGCAACGTTGCTGATGTACAGCTTGATATAAACGGTAACATTCATGGCAAATTAATTCCTTCTATTGAAGAACGTTTATGGAGATTTGTAGAATTTCTTGATAAGAAAATTGATGAAGAATTAGAAAGAGAACCATTATCTCAATCAGATTCTATTGCAAAATGTTCATATTCACTTGCATTAGAAAGAGATAAAAATGCACTAATTAATATTCTTAATGGTAGAGAATTTCATGATATGGGAGAATAAAAATGTATAGTAAAGAAAATCCATTAAAACTTAAAGTAATTAACTGTAAAAACTATATTTACATAGCAAATGAAGATTATTATGGAGTTACAGACTTAACTAGATACTTATTTGATGGTGAAGTACCAGAGAAAACAAATAAAGATAGATGGTTTAAACTTAATAGCATTCCTAAAGTTGTATCTGCAAAACAAGAAGATAAACGTATTAATGTCAGATATGAACTGAAAGCAGGATATACAGCAACAGAACTTATGCCACAAATTATTACACAAGAAATGAAACAGAGTGAAGAATATGATGAAGTAATTGGATTATATAACTATAAGTATGACACGATTCCAGGTGAATATGAACCTATTGAGTTTGAAATTAAAGAAATTTACGCAAGAAAAGATTTTGAATTTGTTCCTAACAAATATCATGCGAAAACAGATTTAATCACACAAATTGAATATCCAGAAGAAGCCTATCAGGATAAACCTTGTAAATTAGATTCTGATGAAATGCTACAAATTATTAGAAATTATGTTAAAGCAAATATTGATACTAATGTAGCTGATATTACATCCGATTATGATTTTCATTTTGAAGTAGTTAAGAAAATTGTATTAGCTGATCCATATAATATTTTGGTTGATACAAATAATAGTTTGTTCAATAAAAGAAAGAGAAAACCTAATTGGGTTAATCGTATGATTTCTCAGAAAAAGGAAACCATTATTAATTTTAAAAATGCTTCAACAAGTACAGATTATGGTAAAGATTGTGTGGTAGCTCCATCAATCGTTGGAGAAAATTATAAAGATTTACAAAATAAAGTGGAGAAATTTTTAACAGAGCTTATGTCACAGATTAATAAAAAGTATTGTGAATGCCCTACTTGTAAAGGTTGGGGAATTGTAGAAGGAGAATAATTCAATGGCAAAAACAAAAGTATTCAGTAAAGATTATTTAGTAGATGAGCTTGAGTTACCTTGGTGTAGTGATCATAAAATTATGGATAGAATTACTGGACAAAATAGGTGGTCAACTGTTCACGAACTTGTATTTGAAGATAATGGAAAATTTTATATGACTACATATTCAGAAGGTTCTACGGAGATTCAAGATGAAAGCCCTTGGGAATATAAGGATGAAATTAAATGTACAGAAGTAGAACTTAAAGAAGTCAAAGTTAAAAAATGGATTCCTGTAGAAGATTAGGAGAATAAATATGTTATACAAAATCGTAAGTATTAAACACAGTAGAGGAACATTAAAAGGTTTAGATAGACAAGATAATAGATACCCTCTGCGAATTGGTAGACTTATCGCTCTTGATGTTAATGATATTATGATTGATTTTCCATTAATTATTAAATATATAAGAGATTCTGATGGGACTTCAATGAGAAACTTAGTATTAAGAACAAGTTTTGTAAAGTCATTTGAATATATAAAAGACAACAATGGAGATATTGATTGTATAAATGTTGTAACAGAAAATTCTATTTATGAATTTAAGAGAGTGGATGATGAATAATGAATTATTATATCTCAGATGTGCATTTATTTCATAAGAATGTAACGGCAGAAGGCTCTAACTTCGATAATAGACCATTTAAAACGCTGGAAGAAATGCATGAAACAATTAAAACAAACTGGAATAATACAGTTACCAATGCTGATCATGTTTATATCCTTGGTGATTTAGCATGGAAAGAGAATGAAGATGTAATCTCATTTGTAAGTAAACTAAAAGGTAACAAACATCTAGTCGTTGGTAATCACGATAGAGTGAAAGACCAGAGATATAAGCAGCTATTTGTAGAAGTTTGTGATTACAAGGAAGTAAAAGATAATATCAATGGTAAAGAATATAATGTAGTTCTTTCACACTATCCCCTAGCTTTCTGGAATCACCAGCATCATTACAGGAGAGATGGAGAAGAATATAAGGTATGGAGCATTCAGTTATATGGTCACGTGCATAATTCAAATGAAGAAACCATCTTTCAAGACTTTATAAAGTCACTGAATGAGAAGTACGATATTAAATGTATTGCTAAAAATGTTGGCTGTATGATGAATTGCATGGATTATACACCTAGAACATTAACTGAAATTATTGGAAAGGAAGATATTAAATGCCAGTAAGCAATGATAAGTTTTATAAACCAGAAGAAGCTCTACACGAATTGCAAGTACAAGAAACTATTCTTAAAACAGCAATTGATGTACAAGTTGTATTGAGAATTTTAGTTGATAAAGAGATAGTAACCCGTGAAGAAGTGCAGAAATATAGAGAAGAAGTAAGTGATAGCCCTAAATATAAAATCGTACTTGATGATATTAAAAGACAAAAAGTAGGATTCCAAGCAGCTAAAGATAATCCTCAAGAATATTTACAAGCATTATTGAGAGCAAAAATGAATGGAGATATTAAATGAAAGATATTTTAGGAAGAGAGCTACAAGACGGGGATATTTGTGTTGGAAAAGGCACTGGACGTAATGTAATTGGAATGTCAATTGGTGTCTGGTATGGTAATTCAATGACTGATGAAGATGGATGTAAACGACATATGAGAGATCTATTTAAGGTTGTAAATCCTTCTGATGATGAACTTGAGATTGCAAATGAAATTAAAAGTAGACTACGAGAACAGGAAGAAGAGAAAGAAAAGAAGAGACAAATTAAAACTATTCCATTGAAAGATTTAGTTGTTGGTGGAATATATAAAGGCATCTATGGAGAATATTATCTATATTTGGGAAATAAAACTGTTTCTAATGAATATAGAGACGCATTAATAGAAGAAAAGAGTAATTGTTTTATTCGTATATCAAATGCAAATATGGAATTAAAAAGAATGTTTAATTCGGCAGATATTGAGGTTTTAAAAGGATGTAAAAAATTAGTAGAACATATAAAAACTGTAGAATTAAAAAAATTCCCAATAGTAATTGAGTCCTGTTCTCCGCTTGATTACAAAAGAAAACTTACAATAAGATGAAAGAACTCTTTCATGGAGGTCAAAATGAGAGATAAGAATAGAATACCAGAATTTACTAAAGAATTAGAAAGAGTATGGATGCAATATTATCCAGATTGGAGATTTGGTCAATTAATGATGAATTTTCTAAATTATGTCGCACTTGAATATAAACGTGATCCATTCTTTTCAGAAGAAGCAGAGATGTTAAAGTATCTAAAAGAATATGCAAAGAAAAGCCCATATTATAAGGAGAAATAAAAGTATGAGTAAAAAGCATTATATACATGTCCCATGTATTAAATATGGTCATAATGGCGGTGTAATGGGAGACAAATACAAAAATATGCAAGATGCATGGGACTGGCTTTTAGAATACAAACAAACTTATCATACAAGGAATGATGTTGTGTTTATTGGAGTTATTAAATGTAGAGAAGATGAATCTGCATTTAGCAGAATTATGGATATTGATAAAAGGAGTTATGAAAATATATGGGAAACACTATTGGCAAAATGAAAGAATTAATCCAGGAACTCAATACAGCATCATATGCATATTACACAAGTACACCAATTATGTCTGATTATGACTGGGATAAGAAATATGAAGAATTACAGATGTTGGAAAATCAAGAAAATATCATCTTTCAAAACAGTCCTACTCAAAACGTTGGATATACCATATCAGATAAATTGAATGAGGTTAAACTTGATCATTTGATGCTATCACTTGACAAGACAAAATCTATTAACGATTTAAAGAAATTCGCAGGAAATAAACAGTGTATTGTATCTGTGAAATGTGATGGTCTTAGTACGACATTAAAGTATATTCATGGAGAATTAGTAAGTGCTGTTACCAGAGGTAATGGATATGAAGGTACAGATGTTCTCCAAAATGTATTAACAATCAAGAATATTCCAAAGAAAATCCCATATGATGATGAGTTGATTATTGATGGGGAAACTATTATTGGATGGGACACATTTAATGAGATTAACTCAAAAATTAAACCACCTGACGAAAAGTATAAACATCCACGAAATCTAGTATCTGGCTCATTACTTTTATTAGATAGTAAAGAAGCTGCACAAAGAAATATGCGATTCATTGCATGGCGTGTTATTAAAGGATTTGAACATAAATCTGTTTATGCAGATTTGCTAAATGCAGAAAAATGTGGATTTGAAAGAGTTCCAATGATTCCATATATAGGATGTGAAAATACCCAAACTGTATTAGATACAATTAAAGACGTTGCTGATGCAAACAATATCCCATATGACGGAGCGGTAATGACATATGATGATTACGCTTATGGAGAATCATTAGGTAAGACTGATAAATTCTTTAGACATTCTATTGCATATAAATATGAAGATCAGTTATATGAAACTGTACTAAAAGATATTGAATGGAATACTTCTAAGACAGGATTGATTAATCCAGTAGCAATATTTGAACCTATTGATTTAGATGGTGCAATTACAACCAGAGCTACATTACATAACATTTCTTATATCAAAAAATTATCTCTTGGTATCGGTGACAGAATCAGAGTATATCGCTCAAATAAAGTTATTCCAAAAGTACATGATAGTATTGATAAATCAAATAATTTTACAATTCCAGATAAATGTCCTATTTGTGGTGGAGAAACTAAAATTGTAAAAGAAAATGATTCGGAAGTTCTTATGTGTATAAATAATGATTGTCAAGGTAAATTATTAGGCAAACTTGTTCATGCGGTAAGTAGAAATGCACTGAATATTGACGGATTATCAGAAGCTACACTTGAGAAATTTATTTCTCTTGGATGGTTAGATTCCATTAAGAGTATTTATCATCTATCCGATTATAAAGGGAAAATGTATGGTCTTGATGGATTTGGTAAAAAATCAGTAGATAAATTGTTAAAGTCTATTGAAAAGAGCAAAGAAACTACACTTGACAGATTTGTTTATAGTTTGTCAATTCCTATGATTGGTAAAAGTGCAAGTAAAGATGTTGCTGAATTTTTTGAATATGATTTGATAAAATTTTTGGGGAAAACATATTCTGTCAATTGTTTAGGCGATGTAGCTTA